GATACCTGTACGATTGGATTCATTTACGTTGCCCATACCCATATCTCGATGGGTCGTACCAATCTTCTGTCACCATGCAGTAGCGTCTACTTCCGCCACTTGAGTATAATTTAAAACAACTAATGCCTTCTAAGAGATGCACTGATACACAAGTTATCTTTGGCTTAACCTTGGTTGTCCAACTTGATTTTAATGTCGACTTTGCAGTTAATCCAAACCACTCACATCTTAGACTGTGAGGTAACAAACCGATGGAACTTCCTTTGCAACACGGTTTTTAATGCTTTCAGGATTTTGTTACTGTTTAGTATTAACCATTAGTTGTTTTAAAGCTTTTTACCAATCACCACCAGCTCCACCACCGCCTGTGTCCCCACCATCAAATCCACCAAATGAAGATGAATCATTACTGCTATCAGATGATGAAATGGTGTCAAATAGTGAAAGAGTTGAAATTCCTATATCTACAATATCATTAAATATGTTTTCTTCTGTATTATATTCTTCCTTTTTTTCATAAAATCTTTTTTTATCATAAGGAAGTTTATAATATTCTGTATCTGATATTACATTTTTTAGTGATTTGTCCATATAACTTTTCCGTACATACATAAAATATAATTTTAAAATTTAAAGATAGGAATTAAATTCTTTATTTCTTGTTAATTAAATTAAATAATTGATTTAATTTACTAAATGTAAATGATTGACAGCCCACTTCTACAGTTTCATTATTATAATCTATAAGAGCTGTGTATTCACTATTTAGTTTGATTGTGGGTTTTGAGTGGTTTTTGTAAAATTCTTTAGCAGCAGCAATTGCTAATACCCATTCTTTTTCTAATATAAAATCGCAAGGATCACTATTAGTAAATGTAAAAGAAGGTCCAAAATACTCATTATTCCATTCTGAAGAAATACCAATAGAATCATATTTTTCAAAAGATGTTTGGTTAAATGGATTAAAATGATTTGCCACTGTAAAACCAATAGCTTTTAATTCTTCTGCAAAAGCATTATATAAATGCCATGATTTTGTTGTGCTTCTTACAGTAAAAAATGTTTCTTTACTCATTTTGTTTGATTTTTGATTGTTAATAAATGTGTTATATTTTGCTTATAGCTAACTAATTTCCATTATAAATGGGAACCAGAGCCTTTCAGCCCCAGTTCACCATAATAAATTTAAATTTTTTCTAGGTCTGTTAAAACAATAACTCCAGGTATCCATCCAAATAAAAACATTAATAAAATAATGCCTGAAGATGTACAAGCTTCCTTGAATGCTATATTATTGCTGGAGAACATGTAGTAAATTGTTCCCAATAATAACCAGGTTAATAATGTTGTTCCTATGAAGGATACTAACATGATTGTGTTTTTCATATATATTTAGTTTAATTGGTGACATAAAAAAGCTGTAATAGACGTGGATGACTCCCTCCATCGTTTAAGAGAATGTCTGGCTGACCTACGACTCTCTATTACAGCTATATTTCCCCTCTGCACTCAATTATAACAATTGACGGTTTCAGAATAATACTGCTTAAAATGGGCATGCAAGCCACCTTCCTCATCACTGAGATATTATTCTTACTTATTGTTATAACCGCTCATCCTTGGGAGCTGATTAACTAGGTGCCAACGGTTATATACTCACGCTCAGGGCTTGGTTAATCAGGTGGTTTCACATCTTGGTAAACTGTTTACAGTCACTTATACTGCTAACTAAGTATGTAGTGTTGATTAACTACTATGTCCAGTTAATTTTGTACCCAAAAAGTCGGTTATATCCACATGAGAATGGTGCATTAAAAATGTATACAAATGTAGCAAAAATCAGTCATTAACCCCTAAAACAGAGGCTAATGACTGATAAAATTAACAACATATGCTGTTAATAAATTCTTGAGCTTCCTCCCAAGGATCATTCTCATCATCAGAATAATAAGGGAAAAACTCCAATTTCTCTTTTACACCAGCTCCATCATTTTCATCAAAAGAATGAAGGATAGCAATTTCCACTCCCCATCCTGGAGATGTAGAAATACTTTCTGTGTGCAAAATTGCATCTGAATGATGAGAAATCATTTCTTTGGCAAATTCTAAATTGCTCATATATTTAAATTTTAAATGGTGACAAAATAAAAAAGAGCCCGTAGGCTCTTATAACATTTTCATCCAGTCTGGTGTACCACAAAATATACTATTTGGTGAATGATCACCAAACTGCTCATCAGCACAATTCTCACATATCCATCTAACAGATGAAGGATATTTAGCATCTTTCGAGTTAAATGTTTCTATTTTAACTCTTGGATCACCAAATCTATCATTTAATTCATTCCCACAATCGTGACATACACATTTATGCTTTTTAGGAGCATCAGGTATTTGTATATACCCTACAACCTTTGGTAATTCGTGTGACATATATATTAAAGTTTAATGGTGACTAAATATACCCCTCTGCGTTCAGATGTATAATGATGTTACAGCCCCCTTGGTCTAGGATACTGAACTTCTTTGAGGTTAATCTCCTCATTACACATCTGTCTACCCTTGGGAAGTAGAAATGACGCATTAGTACAAAACATTAATATTCTATATAAAGGAATATAATATATATATAAACAATAAGAGAATAATATATATAAACCCTGTATTAATGCTATAAATAATCACTTAAGCAGTCTAAATAACACTTAATAAAAGCAATAGAACAGGTAAAAAGGGGAAATACATCTTCTCTCACACTCTCAACAAACATATAAATTCTTCATAACTCATTGATTATCAATAGAACATTATAATAAATTTATATATATTAGCCGTAAAACTTTTTCATACATATATATATGTAACAAAAATATTTTCTTCTATATATATAGGAAATAAATTTCTTTATATATATAGACAAAAAAGTTTTTAATTAAGCCCACCCTTTAAATTCTTCCCACCCTATATATAAAAGAAGAGAGCCCGAAGGCTCTCATTCTTTAGCTTGCCTTAATAAGGTCTTCCAAGCTCAAACCAGACGGTTTGAAATCCTGCACTTTAATGGTCTTCACTTCAATCCAGCCAGAAGCAGGTAATACAGCATAGAAACCGCCATTATCTCCTTTAACAACTTGGAAACCAAGGATTTGAGGAATGCTGATTTTGCCTGCTCTAAACAGGTCATTACAGCTTTTGGACATTACAACGTTAGCCACTTTACCATTCTTTTTAAACATTAGCGTAGCACGCTTGCTAATGTTTTTAGTAACAGGTAAAAGTTCACAATCTTGAAACAATTCCTTGATTGTGCCCAAAGTGTTAAGATTTCCATTAGAGGCGAGCTCATCTCTCCAAACAATTTCTTCAAATTTTACTGACATAATTTTTGATTTAAGATTAATAATGATAGGGAGGTCTCTCGACTTCCCCAATTATAGGTGGGGTGGCTGATGGGGAGTGGTCTCCTCAGGGGGACACATTATAAGTTTTTTGATTTTGAAAAAAATTTTAGCCCCCCCCCTCCACAAAAAAAATTTTTATAATGTGCTGTATAAGGGCCAAATGTTTATTGTTTTGTTTCTTTTAAGACACATTATGTTTTTTTTACACACCCCTGTGTAATATATTATTTGGAATATATATAAATCGTTCTCTATCTTTGGGGTGGAGGGTGGGTTAGGAATTATAGCCCTCTTAGATAGAGGTTCCTTCATAAACAAAACAAAATAAATAAAATATGGAATATGTTAGTCTTTTTGTATTAATAGTGTTAATAGGTGCTATTATTAGTGGAATTAATCAAATGAGAAGATTGGAATTAGCTATTGAATTTAATCTTCTTAATTCTCCTTGTTTTAATATAGGAATTTCTTGTAATGAGTATTACACTCCTGAATATATAGAACAAGAAGTGTTATTGGGATTGTTTTTTATTAATTTTTCTTTGATATTTTATAAGGAAGTGGAAGAAAATGACGTATAATATAGCAATACGTATTACAAATAATAATAATTATTATTTGATGTTGGATGAACATGTTCTATCTTTGCATTAATTAAATATGGAAAATAATAAGTTTATATTACAGAAGCTAAAGAAGTCTTTCAAGAATGAATATGAGAAGGCAGAGATGTATTACACATTTATATCAAGTCTTAATCAATTAAACTTGACGGAAAGAGAAATACAGCTTGTAGCTTTTACAGCTATTAAGGGAAATATTTCTTATGCTAATATAAGGGAAGAGTTTTGTACAAAATACAAGACAACAGCTCCTACAATAAATAATATTATTTCTAAGCTTAAAAAAATTGGTGTTTTGATTAAGGAGGGGACAAAGGTGAAGGTGAATCCAGCTATTGTTCTTAAGTTTGATAAAGATATTACATTAGAAATAAAACTAATAAATGGATAAGCCAATTTCAATGTCTGTCAAAGATTATTTAATTAGGATATTGGCAGTGAAGTCTATGAGGTCGGAAAAAGTGATAGAAGCTGTTGTGTCCCATCAATTTCAATCTGCTAATGAGGCGATGCAAAAAAACAATACAGTGGAGATTTCTGGATTTGGAAAGTTTATATTTAATATAAATAAGGCAAATAAAAAGCTGGAAATGTTTGCTAATGTTAAAAGGATGCAAGAGGCTGTCTTAGCAGATGAGCAGGCCACAGAGGCTAAGAAGAATAAGGCAAGAAGGATTTTACAAGATGTAGAACATTCTGTACAATTAATAAAAGACAAATTAAAGAAGAATGAAGCTTAATTTTTCCCAAATATTTGAGGGCTGGAGGAATGATCTTTTCCCTCCTGAAGAATTAAAAAACATTATTCTGAGTGTTAGTGAGGAACGAATGAAAATATGTGACGAATGTCCAGCACATTCTAAGCATCACAAAACAATAAGAAAGGATGTTCATTGTACAGCTTGTGGATGTCCTTTAATTAAAAAAACAAAATGTCTGTCTTGTGAATGTCCATTAAAAAAATGGACAGCCTTGGTGGATGAGAATAAAGAGTCTGAAATATTAAAATCATTTGACAATGTCCCAGGAGAATAACCAGTTTGTATTAAGAAAAGTGCCTTTATTAGAATTAGTAAATACATTAATTTCTATATATAATAAAGGTGTGGATTTTGTTGATATTATAGGAGTGTTAGACGGGGAACAAGATCAAATAGGAATTGCATATAATGATGATTATTATAACTCAGGCGAAAAATCAATAACAAATATTAAATTGTCCGATGAGGACCTAAATGAATTAACATGAACCCAACAGTAGAAGCATGGATTGTAATAGAAAAACTGGGAGCATTATGCGCCACTCCAGGAATTTCTGAGGATGTACAAAAAGTGGCTAATGAGCAAATTGAAAAACTATTAAAAGATGTTGTATCTCCAGGATTGACAAAGCTAACAGCTTCAGCTTCTGGTATTATTACAAAATAATGTAATATGAGTGTAAAGAAAAATTATTATTCCCAGGCTATTCATATTCTGCAGGAATTACATAAAGAGTTTCCTACATATAATATGGGTAGGCATCTCTCTACAGCTTTAGAAGAATATGGAGATGTATGGGGAATAACAGACAAAGAACTTGTCTATGCTTTAGAAAAATATAAGGAGCAGATAGAAATGGATGTTCCCCATACAGAGGATGATTCAGAGCTGGATAGGATAATTAAAGAAGGAATGGATCTTGGCCTTCTGTTTAGAGGGGAAGAATACGAAGAAGAGATGTAAATAAAAAATATGGCTACGCTTAAAAAAACTACATACATAAATGCTGAATTAGATTGGTCTGAGCAGCAATTACAATCTTGGAAAGCTTATGTGGATGCAAATCCCTTACATGAGTTGAAAGATAGGATTGAATGGAAACCCACAGCTAAAGGAGGAATGCTTCCAATGGTGATAGCTTCTATTGAAGCACAGGGGAAATTCATCCAAGAAACAATGAAAAACTATTTAGCCTTATTGGAAGTGGTGGAAAAACTAAGGGAGAAGGAAGAGGCTAAAGTGGAAGTGAGAGGAAAAGGAGAGCTTTCTGGAGCAGCTGCTGAATTCCTAGCAAATAGAAAATAATGGAATTACAAAATATAGAATATAAAGATTGGTTTATAAATCAAAAACGAATCCCAGATAGAGAGTCTGAAGAATATAAACCTTTCTTTGATTTTCATAAAGATCTTTGCTTAAATGGAGCTATGATGGATGGGGTTTATATTAACCCCTTTTTATATTGGCATTTAAACATTTGGCATACAGAGGTGGATGTGATTGATAGCTATGGAAGAATAGCTCAAAAATATGCCAACCCCTTCTTAAGGGATAATGAATGGCTAGTGACAAATGAAATTGATAGGGCTCAGAAGGAAAAGAAAGGCTTAGTTATTTTAGGAATTAGACGTTTTGCCAAGAGTGTTATTGAGGCTTCTTATATTGCATGGGGAGCTACATTTGATGAAAACTCACAGAACATTATTGCTGGGCTGAATGCTCCAGATATAAAACTAATTACAGATAAGATTGACAAGGGATTGAATTTTATTCCTGAATATTGGAGATGGCAGAGGATTGAGGATAATTGGAAGAATCAAGTGACCCTCGGTATTAAAACTAAGAGTGGGGAACGTATTCCTTTTTCTTCTATTCTTATACGTAACTTAGATGAGGGTAATAATGAGGAAGCTATTGCAGGTACAAAACCTCGTAAACTAATTATAGATGAGATAGGAAAAGGATCTTTTCTAAGGGGACTGCAAGCAGCTATTCCTGGTTTCACCACACCATTTGGTTGGGGATGTTCACCAATTCTTACAGGAACAGGCGGAGATATGAAAAAATTTCTTGATGCCAAATCCCTAATGTTTGATGTAGATAATTTTAATTTTCTTACATATAATAATAGTAAGGATGAGAAAAGAGTGCACGGACTATTTATTTCTCATAAGTATAGGATGGAAGCTAAAAACCCTTCCACATTAGGAGAGTTTTTAGGAAAACCAGCTTCTAGCGATCTTCATAAAGTGGAAATGCTTGTTTCTGATGAACAAAAAGCTACAGAAATTACAAATGGTAATTTAGAAAGACTTAAAAAAGCAGGAGATAGAATAGCTTATTTAAAAGAAAAGATGTATTATCCTCAGGAAGTGGATGATATATTTTTAAATGAGGATACAAATATATTTGATATAGAGGGGGCTAAAAGACAGAAAGCCAGACTTCTACAACAAGAAAGAACAGGCACCCCTGTTATATTATTTAATGATGGGGAAAAAATAGCACATGAGTTTACAGACAAAAGACCTATTTCTAATTTCCCATTAAAGAATACAGATCTTAAAGACGCACCTGTAGTGATATATGAGTTTCCTGTAGAAAATCCTCCATATGGATTGTATGTGGCTGGAGTGGATCCCTACAGACAGGGTAAATCAGCATATAGTTCTTCTCTAGGATCTGTTTATATATACAAACGTATGCACGATCTTACAGGAGAAAAATATCAAGATATGTTTGTAGCTTCCTATTGTGCACGTCCTGATAAAAAAGAAACATGGGAAGAACAGGCTAGAATGTTAATTAAATTTTATAATGCTCGTACATTGTGTGAGAATGATGATATATCATTTATTGAATATATGAAGGCTAAGGGAGATGCACATTATTTAGAGAAACAGCCTGAATGGTTGAAGGAAATTGTTCCTAATACAACAGTGAGGAGAGACTATGGTATTCATCGCTCTAGTGAAAAAATAATAGACTATTTACACAACTGCTTAAAAAAATATACAGAAAGTGTTATATATAAAGAAACCAATCAACAAGGAGATGTTATAAAGGAAGCGCTGGGAATGAGTAAGATATTTGATCCTGTTCTTCTAGAAGAAATGATACAATATAATGATTCTGGTAACTTTGACCGAATCATTGCTGCAGAACTGGCCATAGCACAAGCTATGAAAATGGATCCCATAATGGGAAAAATAGGGGGATCAGGAGATGATAGAATAAAAGCTATGTATTCTAAAAAACCAAAAGCTTCTTTATTTGCACAATCTAATGGATTATTTAATACTAAAAAACGTAAATTGTTTACATAATGGCAATTATAAGATATACAAAAGATGCTACCATAAGGTATGCCTATTTAAACATATTTCCAGATCAGTTTAAAACTGATAAAGAAAAACAAGATGAGAGTTGGGTGAAAAATACAATGGACTATTTTGCTAACAAAGCTTATGCTGAGTATGTGAAAAATAGGGACACATTTGTTAAAAACTATGACCTTGTTAAAGGTATTCTTAGGATGGAAGACTTTTATCAGGAACCACAGGTGAAGAGTTTTACAGAAATGCTTACAACAGACCTTGAACTTCCTGCGTATGTAAAACATTATTCTATTCTTACCACTCCTATTAACGAACTTGTGGGAGAGATTTCTAAAAGACCAGATGCTTTTAGAGTGAAAGCTTTTGACGAAGATAGCCAGGCTGAAGAATTAGAATTTAAAACAAAGATATTACAAGATTTTGTAATTAGTCAGGCTAAGCAGAAAATAATGGAGAATGCAGCTCTACAAGGTCAAGAATTAGATGAAGAGCAGCTTCAACAAATGACAATGGATGAAGTGAAAGATGAGCTAGATAATTACACATCTATAGCTGAAAAATGGGCTAATCATGTTCTCACCTGTCAAAAAGCTGAGTTTGTTCTAAAGGAAAAAAGTGAAGATGCTTTCAGAGATATGCTTATTTCAGCTAGAGAATTCTATCATATATATGAGGACAACTCAAAGCTTGGATTTAATATAGAGGTGGCCAATCCTAAAAATACATGGTTTCTTACCACTCCAGATAGAAAATATATATCAGATCCTACAGGAAGAGCTCAGGGAGCATATGCTGCTGGGACAGTACAAGTGATGGAACTATCTGAAATAATAGAAAGTATTCCAGATCTTACTAAAGAAGAAATAGATCATTTACGTTCCTCTTTACAAGACTATGGATTAATTAATGTAAGAGAGTCAAACCTAGGTAATCCAGATGTCACTCCAGGTATAGATTCAGTTCAATATGACACTTATGATCCTGCTGTTCTTCAAACACGTATGATTATAGAAAGTGAGATGAAAGAAAACAATGATGGACTAAAAGACTTTTTAGGACTTACATCAAATGTTTCTTCTTTTGGTTATAAATATGTAGTGGTTAGAGCCTATTGGATTTCTAAGAAAAAAATAGGCAAGTTGATTTATTTGGATGAAATGGGTAATGAGCAGTCTATGCTTGTAGACGAGAATTATAAATCAGGCACAATTCCTACACAACAATCCTTAGAATGGGGATGGATTAATCAATGGTATCAGGGTATAAAAATTGGCCCGGACATCTATCATATAAAACCATATAAACTACTTAATTATTGTCCTATAATAGGAACTGTTCATGAGGTGAAGAATACAGAGGCTAAATCTTTGGTAGACCTTATGAAACCTTTCCAAGTGTTGTATAATGTTTGTATGAATCAGCTTTACAAACTACTTGAGAAAGAAGTGGGTAAGGTGTATTTAACTTCCATTAGACACGTACCTATTCCAAAAGATGGTGATGCTCAAGATGCATTAGATGTTTGGGAAATGGAGGCCAGAAATAGAGGTGTGGTATTTATAGACGATAGTCCTGAAAACTTAAAATCTCCTAGCTCTTTTAACCAATTTAGGGATATTGATCTTACACGTACACAAGAAATTCAATCTCGTTATCAACTTGCTATGCAACTTAAAACTGAGTGTTGGGAATTAATTGGTATGTCAAGACAGAGAATGGGATCTGTTTCTGCCAGTGAATCTGCTACAGGAACTAATGCAGCTCTTACACAATCTTATTCTCAAACAGAGCCTTTATTTATAGCACATGAATATGTTTTAGGTCAATTGTATCAGGCCATCATTGATGCAGCTTTATATGTGGAAAGTAAAAAACCACAATCCACCCTATCATACATCACTTCTGAGGGAGAATCTGCTTTTGTGCAGGTGAATGGGTCTGATCTTAAATTTAGAGATATTAAAGTGTTTCTCACTAATAGACCAGAAGATCAGAAGTTGTTTAATGAGATTAGAAGTCTTTCTCAAGCAGCTCTTCAAAATGGTGCTAGTTTGCATGATGTTATTGAGCTTTATTCTACAAATTCTGTTAGACAAATGAAGAAAGTGTTTAAAACACTTAAAGAAAGACAAGAACAACTGCAAGATCAACAATTACAGCAACAGCAACAACAAATGCAACAACAGCAAGAACAAGCACAGGCTGCTCTTCAACAGGCCCAACAGCAGCATGAAGAGAAACTTGCTCATGATGATTACCAAAGAGAGCTTGATAGATTGTCTAAAGAGAAGATAGCCATCATTTCTGCTACAGGGTATGGTAAGGTGGAAAGTGAAGATGTTAACCAAAATGCTGTTCCAGATGTACTAGAGATGAGCAAACTAGCTGCAGAACAGGTGAGAACCACTAAAGATTATGAAGCTAAGATGGCAGATATTAATGCTAAGAATAGATTGGCTAACCAAAAACTACAGCTTGAAAGAGAAAAATTACAGGTGGCCAGAGAAAACCAAGCAAATGATCTTGCTATTGCTAAAGAGAACGCAAAAGGAAGAGCAAAAACTAAGAAATAATGTTTGATAAATTAATAGACCTTTTAACACAATGGTGGTTGGAACTATCTCCAGCCATCATTATTAGGGATTATGAGGAGGCTGTTCTTTTAAGACTTGGTAAATATAAAAAAAATTTATATCCAGGATTGTATTTTAAAATACCTATAGTGGATGAAGTGATTGTACAACATGTTGTTGTTACAACATTAAGTCTTTCAGCACAGTCTTTATACACTAAAGATAAACAAAATATTGTTGTCAAAGGAGTGATTAAATATAAAATAGCAGATGTAAAAACATTTTTATTAGAAGTGTTTGATGCTCAGGATGCTATTTCAGATATGTCACAAAGTATTATAAAAAATGTTATTATGTCTATGACTCTTGACGAATGTACAGATGTTGAATTAGATAACACTCTCACTAAAAAAATGAGGGTGGAGGCTAAAAAATGGGGAGTGGAAATACAACAAGTGACACTAACAGATCTTGCTCCTATTAAAAGTTTTAGAATATTAAATGATACAATAACAAATAAACTTGATTAGATATATATATGTTTAATGCTATATTACGCACAAAAATCAGCTATATATAGCTCTCACTCTTTGATATTAATTTTATATAATATACTTTTACATCTGAAAACCAAATAAAAAACTACATATGGCTGAAAATCTAGATAGTCCATCTTTTAATTTTGGGATTGAAAACACTATGGAAATGGGATTGGGTAATGCTGAATTACTTAATGATCTTATGGGTCCAGAAACTTCCACTAGTAATCCTGATGAAATTAAAGATATTAAAGCAGAAGACCCAAAACCTGCTCCAACCAAAACTACTGCTACCTCTCCCAAAGAAGATTCTCCTAAAGATGATACTGAGGAAAAAACTAAAAAGTCTTTACAAGATTTTTTGTTAGGGGGTGATGATGAAGAAGAAGAAAATAATGATGCTGAAGAAGAAGTTTCAAAACCTACAGCAAAAACAGAAGAAGCTGATGAGGAAGAAACAGAAGAAGTGAGTCAGTTTACAGCATTGTCTAATGATTTATTCAAACTTGGTGTGTTTACTAAAGAAGATGGAGAAGAAGATGTAACAATCTCCACTCCTGAAGAATTTTTAGAAAGATTTAATGCAGAGAAGAAGAAGGGAGCAATTGAAGTGGTGAACAACTTCATTGGTCAATTTGGTGAAGACTATCAACAAGCATTTGATGCCATATTTGTAAAAGGAGTAGATCCTAAAGAATATTTTGGTACATATAATAAGATACAAAATTTTGCTGAACTAGATCTCTCTGATGAGTCAAATCAAGTGGCAGTGATTAAACAAGCACTAGCTGATCAAGGATTTGATTCTGAAGATATTACAACAGAAGTGGAAAGATTGAAAAATTATGGAGATCTTGAAACCGTAGCTGCAAAACACCATAAGGTGTTGGTTAAGAAGGAAACAGCAAAGCTCCAACAATTGGAGCAAGAAAACGAGAGAAGGTTACAACAACAACAAGCGGTTAAACAACAATATTATAATAACGTTCAAACTATTTTACAAGAGAAAGTAAAAACAAAAGAGTTTGACGGTATTCCAATTAATCCAAAACTGGCTGGTGAACTACAAGATTTCCTATTAGTAGATAAGTATAAGACAGCTTCTGGTGAAACTTTAACAGATTTTGACAGAACAATTCTAGAACTAAAAAGACCTGAAAACCACGAAATGAAAGTTAAAGTGGGTCTTTTATTAAAAATTTTAGAAAAAGATCCTACATTATCAACTATACAAAAAACAGGACTCACCAAAAAGTCTAATGAGTTATTTGGTGAGGTGGCTAGACAAGTTTCAAAGTCAGCTGTTAAAACAGGAAAATCAGCCAGTGCTACAACATCATGGTTTCAATAAACAATTTATACATTTAAATTAAAAAATAACACAAATGGCAATTCAAACTATTCCAGGTTTAACTGGGTTTACTTATGCTCGTGTGGCCTCTATGGACAAACGTGCTGTTGGTAAATTAACAGATGCTAACCACTTGGAAAGCTTCCACTCAACTGAGCCTGCTGATTACGATAAAAAAATTATCAGCTTATACACTCAGAGTTCATTGTACAGCAATGACTTTTTGGACATGATTAATAAGAGTACTCCTTATTACATTGACAATAATAGTGATGCTTGGAAGTGGCAAGTGCAAGTTCCTTACAAATTTCCTAAAATCATTGATGTTCCAGATAGCACAATCAATTTGAGCAAGCCTGGTATTGATGGCCAAGAGTTTTCTCTTGTATTAGACACAAATGAGTTCTCTAAGAACGCTATTGTTTCTGTAGGATCTCGTCAGTATGGTCCTCGTTTCTACGTAATTAAAGATCCAGTTCCTTGGAACATGGGCTACCTTTACACTTTCACCTTAGTAACTGATAACCCAACAGTTGATTTCGTAAGCTCTACCTTCTTACAAACTGGTATTGAATTGGAATTAGTTGATGCTGCTATTGGTGAATTCGATCAAGATCTTTTAGGTCTTCCTCGTTTAGGTGAGCAAATCACTATGTTTGAATCTTTAGGTTCTGCATATGGTTATGAGCACAAAATCACTGAGTGGGCTGATGACAAAATGATGAGAGATGCTTCTGGTAAGCCTCTAGACATTTTAGTATATGCTCCTCAACGTAGAAATCAACTTCCTTTAACTCGTAACGATGTTAAATGGGAACCATTTATTGAGTTCTGGATGCGTAAATCTATGCTTGAATTAAAAGTTAAGCGTATGATTTGGAGCAAGCCTGGCACTGTTAAAACTAACGGTTCTAAGCAAGAATTAAAGCGTACTTCTGCAGGTGTTTACCACAGAATGCGTAACAATGGTAACTTAGTACAATACAATCGTGGTGAGTTCTCTGCTAACTTAATCCGTTCAGTTTTTGGAGATCTTTTCTACAGACGTGTAGATGTTAAAGACCGTAAGGTTAAAATGTACACTAACGAAGCTGGTTTTGATGTATTCCAACAAGCTTTAAAGAATGACGCTTTAAACAGCGGTCTTACTTTCATGGCTGATTCTGGAAATCGTTATATGCAAGGAGAAGGTCAACACATCACTTACAACTTTGCTTTCGATGCAATGGTTACTCGTGAAACTGGTCGTGTTGAATTAATTCACTTAAAAGAGTTAGACCTTCCTCAATCAAACTTAGAATTTGGTCAGAACAAGAAGAGCACTCCAGTATTTATGGTGTTTGATGTGTCTCCAATGTCTGATGGTTCTATGGTAAATAACATCCGTGAGGTGAGAATGAAGGGTGCACCTTCTATGACTTGGGGATATATTGATGGTACTCGTCACCACTTAGGTTTTGCTAAGTCTCAAGGTATGAGTTCTGCAAATAAATTCCCTGGATATGAAATTTGGATGAAAGATCGTTGTGATGTATTCATCGAAGATTTATCTCGAACAGTTTTAATTGAGGAAATACCACAATTCTAGATTCCTCTCTAAGAATAGTATTCTTAGACTGCTTCTCGAAGAAGCTCATAAATTCAAGAAGAGAATGCCCCCCACTTCAGGGTGGGGGAGCTCTTCTTAAAATACAGATGGATGTGTTGGGGTGTCTCTCAGCAGCATGCTCTTCGATGAGAACCATCTGCAAACAAACCAATAAAAACAACTAAATAATGGGTAAAATAGGCAAAATTTCGACTATTAAGAAAGAGTATAACAACTCTCAGTTGCAAACTATGCAAGGAGGCCTTTCTCAGAAAGGTATGACAAGAATTCCTGGTACAGGTGTGTTTAAGTATCCTTATAAGGAACTTGATGGACAGTATAGAACAGGTCTTGATCCTAATGCTTCTTACATTCGTAGAATTTCTGATCCTCTAGAAAGAGAGATGGAAGTTGAGCGTGTAACAGCTTTAAAAGCAAAACTTGAAGCAGCTCTTGGAGATATTAATTTAGGACCTCGCTCTAGTTTCTGGAATTACGGATTGTCCACTTCCACTGATGACACTTTACATGTTCAGCCTGTAAAATTGTTAGATGGAGATAATTATTTTGATCTCTCTCAACCTTTACAAGAATTAGCTTTTTCATGGCTTAGAGTGCATCCTACAATTGCATCTTCTTACCAAGCATGGGAAAGAGGAGAATTTCCTGCTGATACACAATTTTATGTAGCAGACGATGAAATTGAAAATGCTGTTATATTTAAAAAGAAACAGCTTATCAACAAGGCAATTGTTAAGTTTGACGCTATGACACCAGATAAAAAGAAAAAGGTGGCTAGATTGTTAGGCCTTCCAGTGACAGACGATACTAAAGAAGAAGTGGTGTACAACCTAGTGGATAATGTTTTAAAACAAACAGAATTCAAATCAGGTAAATACCAAGGACTCACTCCAGTTGAAGTTTTTAACAGATTTGCTGATATGAAGGAAAATCTTCTTCACATTAAAGATCTTGTTAAACAAGCCCTTACCCATTCGATTTACAGACTGAAAGCAAATGGAAAGGTTTATGAAGGAGAGTTTGAAGTGGCTAAAGATGAAGATGACCTAGTTAAATTCCTTGCTGATGACGATAATCAAGATGAATTGATTACATTAGAACAAAAAGTAAAAACTAAAAAATTAGCTTCTGTATGATACCCGTAGATAGTTTATTATATAAGATTGATCAGAAACTAAATAAACTATCAACAAATGAGCATCAAGAGATTCCTTTAGAAGATAAAATATTAGCTTTAAACGAAGCTCAAATAAAGCTGATTAAACAAAAAGTTGATGGATTTAGCACTGTTTCTGGACTTGGATTAGATGCTTTTAAAAAGCGTTATGAGGATTTACAAAGTCTTGTAGTTGCTTATAATAATGGTAAATTACCATTAAAAATAAAAAATCCCGAACTAAATCAGTGGGCTGCTAATATTCATAAATTAAATCCAAAATACATGTTCTATGTTGATAGCTATGTTATAGCTGACAAAGGAAGATGTAAGGATAGAAAAATATGGATTAATAGAGATCTTGCAAAACATGGAGACCTTTCTCTAATTTTAAACAACGATCATTATAAACCATCTTTTGAATATCAGGAAACATTTAATTTTTTATCTTCTGATGAAATATCAATATTTACAGATGGAACATTTACACCAAAGGATATATATATTTCTTATATGAGGTACCCAGTGTATATTGATAAAGAAGGATATATAAAATTTGATGGAACAGAATCAATAAATCAAGATTGTGAACTTGAGACTTACCTGGAAGATGAACTTCTAGACCTTACGGTACAAAATCTTGCTATGTACACAGAGAATGCTGCTGCAATGCAGAGTGCTCAATATAGAATACAAACAAACGAATAGTCAACAATTTAAATTAAAATAAAATGGCGGATTTTTCATTAACTACGCTCTTTGTGGTTCCAGTAGGAAATACACTCCCTAGCCCTGGTACATCCACACAAGATTTGACCGCAGGTCAATTTGGTATCTTTAGAAGCGATTACAGTGTTGCAAATGCTGGAAATATTGCTGATAAACCTTATTTTTATCTAGCTCAAGGTAGAACAAACACTTACCTTCAGGGAAGCAAACGTTCAGACAAAATTGCTGGTTGTTTAGAAGGTTCTTGCAGAACCAATGTAACAGAGTGGTACAAAGTATCAGGCTGTCCTACACCAGTAACTCAAATCACAGACGTGACTGATTTTAATGTAAAATGTGGTGATATTGTAACGCTTACATTGCGTGCACACTCTAGCTACATTGATACATTATATTTCAATGGCTTCACTCGTTCAGTGACTGTACAAGCTCCTTGTTGTGATTGTGGTGCTGATCCTTGTGATACAGTGGACACTAATGCTTTAATTAATCAATTTATTGTAAAATTAACTGCAGCTGCTCCTGGTATCAATCCTGATAATATCAGCTTTAACACTTTCTACACATTTGAGAATGTAGGTGGAACTATTTTACGCATCTCTGCTAAGCCTTTAACTAAATATGGCCAGCCTTGTGATGTTGCAGCATTTCCTTTTGAATATGACAGAATGTACTTCCGTACTTTCGTTTATTCTGGTCCTGCTACCACTGCTGACTTTATTGTTGCAGACAATTGTAACATCGTAGCAAATGCTGTTGTTGTTCAACGTGCTTCTTATGCTACAGGTACTTCTGACGAGATTAAACAACTTGAGAAGAATTTTTATAGCTACCAAGCTGGATACTTGAAGCATTTATACAGAATGGTTGGTTATAACGAAAACTTTGAAAGCTGGGTTGTAGATGGTACAAACTATGATACCTACTACATCAAGTTTAATGAGTTTGATAAATCTAGTTATAGCTGGGGAGATTACATTAAAGAAGATAGCATGGCGATTATTGCTGCTGGTCCTGGTGAAAGTGCTGGAATCCAAACAATTCTTGAGGCTGCTTTAGGACCTGTTGTTGATAACAACACTTGTATTACCACTACAAGCACTACCACTGTAGAACCTTCAACTACTACAACTACTACCACTTTAATTCCTTAGTAAGTAGAATCATATAACCTGTGCCAGAGGGTGAGAGGATGAATCTCAAATCCTCTGGCACTATTTATTTTAAGAATATGCCAGATTTAAAATTAGATATATTAGTTATTCCAACATACAATACACTCACTCTTGGTGTTGCGGATGCTTCAACATATCCCACTGATCCTCCTAGTGTAACAGCTCCTACTATTGAAATTACAGTGCCTGGATTTGGTATAGTTTCTTTACCATTTAGTGTAAATGATTTTAATGTATTTAACTCTGCTTCATTAGGACTTAGTGTTGTAGGAGATCCTCTTATTCCTATTCCTGATGGAATTTATACATTAACATATTCTGTTGCTCCAGCATTTGAAAACTTTGTTACAAAAACAATTATTCGTGTAGAACAACTCCAAGAAAAATTTGATAGTGCTTTTATGAAGTTAGATATGATGGAATGTGATCTTGCTATAAAAACCCAATCAAAAGTGCAATTAAATAGTATTTATTATTTTATACAAGGAGCTATAGCTGCTGCTAATAATTGCGCTGTAGATACAGCAAATAAGTTATATAATCAAGCTAATAAAATGTTAAACAATTTTATTAAATCTAATTGTGGTTGTTCTGGTAACAATTACATAAATAATTTCTATTAAAATGGCTAACTGTCGTAATTGTGGATTAAAAGTGGGATGTGGCTGTCAATTAATAAATGGATTATGTTCAGCCTGTAACAATAAACTTAAAACAGTCACTAAAAGAATAAAAAATGTTATCTCCAAGATTAACCAATTGTATTGATTGTACAACAATACCAGCACTTTTAACTGATATTGATTGTAAACTGACAGAATTAGCAAAAGATCAGTACAACAATATTGTATTTTCTTTAAACAATAAAATCCCAGAAGTTGCTATAGGGGATCTTTTAAATTACAAAAGAATTTTAACATATAAGTTTTGTAACCCTGAGTATGCAAGTAAGTATACAGTGGCTATGATAGCTAGTAAAGTAAAAATATTAATCCATAAATAAATCAAATAATGAGTTGCTCAAATTGTTATAACGGCTGTGCAGAGATAGTTTCTGACAAATGTGTTAGATACACAGGAGAAAATGTCCCTGAATTAGCCATAGAAACAGGAGATACACTTCTCTCTGTAGAACAAGTTTTAATTAATAAAATAATATCTTTTTTAGACGGAACAGGTATAAATATTACAGTGGATCCATCTGCCTATTGTATGTTGGTCACTAAATATTTAGCTCCTTGTTTCCCAGAATGTGGGACTCCCACTGTTGTAGATCTTTTTACAGCTTTAGTAAAAGCAGCATGCGATCTTCAATCTCAAGTGGATGTTATAAATGCAGCCCTAGTACCTCCTACATATGATGTAGATTGTTTATCTGGAGTGACTTCTAGTTCAACCACAGCTGAAGTGTTACAAGCTGTAATTACAAAACTATGTCAATTAGGTGTGGATCTTGAAGCATTAGCTCTTGATGTAGACACAAACTATGTTAAACTTGCAGATCTTAATAGTCTTATAGCAGCATATTTGGCCAGTCAAACAGGAAGCACACAACAATATGTAAAAATGGTCCCATATACTATGATGCAGTATTTTGGGCCATTAAGTTATTTCGATTCTACAGGAGCTGGTTTCTCTGCTCAAGGATGGGATAAAGTTTATTTATGTAATGGACTGAATGGTACACCAGATATGAGAGGTAGAGTTCCTGTTGGAGCTATTGCCTTAGTTCCTGGGGGTGCGTTAGATCCTGCTGTAAGTCCTGCTTATGCTGGTAATCCAAACTATGCTTTAGGCGATGGTGGAGGTGCAAATACAATAACACTTTCTACAGCACAACTCCCTGCCCACACTCACACAAACTTAGCCACTTCTGTTGTTAATGAACATGGTGGACATAGTCATACAATTAGAAATGGTGAGTCTTATGTAGGACCTCCTGCGTATGTTGTTGGTGGATCAGGAGGTGAGGCAAGTGCAATAAATGTTGCTACTTCTACTGATTTAACAGGCATAACTGTAGAAACCACTGTAGCTATAGATAATACAGGAAGTGGAACAGCGCATGATAATATTCAGCCTGTAAGAGCTTGTTATTACATTATGTACATCCCTTAATATTTTAAATTATTAATATATGTCTTGTTTACCAGGCACCCCTTGTTTTGAAAATACAGTGAATGCTTTTTATCCACAAAAATGTGATAATGGATGGTTTAAAGGTTATCCAATAGCTGCCACTGATGTTAAATATAATGGACCAAATTTACCAAATTCAGGAGTGGATACTGGGGATGGACTTGTTGTAGCTTTAGAAAAATTAGATGCTGCACTAGATCCTTATACAATAGCACAACAAACTCTTTACATGATCTTTCAAAATACAGATCTTTTAAATAGTTTTTGTACATTAACAGGACTGTGTGTTCCCACTACAACTCTCCCTCCCACTGTTTATTATTTTCCTGTTTTGATTGATAACTCTTTAGAAACAATATGTGGAGGAGCTCCTCTTTATGTTTACTCCTTATCTGAAACATTAGTAGAAGGACTTTATTTATATGCTGATAATGATTTAACAATACCTTTGACAGGGTGGTCTTATGTAGGATCTACCACATCAGGACAGACATTTTCTATAAACCCTTTTACAGGACAAGTAGAAACTATACAAGGGACAACTTGTTAAAAGTCTCGTTTATTGGTTTTCGAGACTCCCCTCAAGATTCTTCTTGGGGGGTTTTTATTTATAACTATTTTAGTTAAACTATATAACTAAATTAGTTAAATTAATTTGGTAAATATCAAAATAAATACCTATCTTTACACTAATTTTAACCAATTCTTACATATGACAGAATATCAAAATTTGTTATCCCAGTTAGAAAAAATCTTAACTTGGAAAAAATCTAAATCTTTTTATGCAGAAAAATTAGGTATTACAGAAGAAGAAGTGGGAGAATTGTTAAAAGAATTAAAAGAAAGAGAGCTCCCTTCAACAAATTTAACAGGAGCTTATGAAAAATATGAGACTTTCCAAAGAGTAAATTTAGAAAAAGGTACAGCAGAGAGTACAATAATTTCAGATTTTGAGCCTAAAGATGATATAGAACTAGCAGAACTACACAAAATTAATTTAGATAAATATGTAATAACAAACTATTGGTCTAAAAGACTTCCTAACGGAAAATTTACATCTTCTGTTTTTTCTAAAGTAAAAAAACCAAAAGATTACACTCCAGAAGATTTTGCTAAGTTTTTAACTAATTATAAGCCTTCTTATGTTCCTTTAGATAAATCTAAATATGTACATCATTTTGATGTTGATGTAGAAATTTCTATTGCAGATTTTCATTTAGCCAAGCAAGTGATAGATGGACCAAATTGTTTAAAACAAAGAAAAGAGCTTTTCCTAAAAATGGTAAAAAATTTGATAGGAAAAGTGAGAGCAGTATCCACTATAGATAGAGTGGTATTTCCTATAGGAAATGATTTTTTTCATACAGATAATTACCAAAACCAAACTACAAATGGTACTCCTCAAGACGTAATAGCAGATTATGCTAGTGAATATGAAGCCGGATTTGATGTTCTTGTGGAAGCTATATCATTTCTAAATGAGAATGCAAAAGAAGTGAATGTTATTCTTGTTCAAGGAAATCACGATAGAACTAAAGATTTTTATCTTGCTCATGCACTTGATGTGTTCTTTCAGAAGGAACCTAGCATTTCTTTCCAAAGAGAACATTCAACAACAAAGAGTGTTGTATTAGGAAATACATTTATAGGATACCATCATGGTAATTGTAAGATAGACGATCTTCCTTTATTATTTGCTACAGGAAAAGACGCTTATAATTTTGGAAACGCTAAATATAGAGAGGTTCATACAGGAGATAAACACTTCTATATGGCTAAAGAAATTAAAGGAGTGAGAATACAACAGATGCCTTCTTTATCTGGAGCAGATAGATGGCATGCTGACAATAATTATGTAAACAATATCAGATCTGCCATTGCTACCATGTATGACCGAGAAACAGGTAGAATAGGTGAATTTGAAGAAAGAATATAAAAAATGGCTACATTAAGAAAACTTGTATCTGATGTTCGCAGCATGCACAGATTGTTATCAACAGACAGTTTGATAACTGATCGTGCAATTGCTTCTGAAATAAAAAATAACACTATTCTCCTTGTTAAAAGGGAGACTAATTTAAGGAAGCTTTGGGCTACAGATACATTATTTACTACTATTCCTTGTTTGGAATTAGTAGAAGTACCTATTTCTGAATGTTGTGATTTCCAAGATCCTTGCACTGTAGCTAGAACAAAATTTAAACTTCCTCGCATTTCTGAAGGAAATTATCAATATTTAATCCAGGGAGTTTGGTCTATAAATGCTTTAGGAGGAAATGGAAAAAGATTTAAAGAAATAACTATAAATAGATATTTAAACCTATTAAAACTGCGTATTGTTAAAAATGAGCAGTATTATTGGATAGCTAATGGTTATTTATATATAAACAATCCTCTATTAGAGGCTATAAGAATTTCTGCTTTTTTTGAAGAGGATGTTCCAAATGAAATAATGTTCTCTGAATGTGTTTGTAGAGATAATATTAACACGGATGATTTTTGTAAAAATCCCTTGGACAAAGAATATGGATGTCCTGGTTATCTGGAAAAACAAGTGTTAGAACTTACATCTCAAAAACTACTGTCTACATATTTTAGACTTAAAACTGATCTTACAGATGATAATGTAGATGGACAAGCTGTTAATGCACCAAATGGAAAATAATGCCTAGAGTTTCAGTGGAATGGAGAAGTGCTAGTAAAGAAAATTACTTAGATTTTTGTAGAAAAAATTCTGATATAAAATTGTCTTTTGATGAGTGGAGAAACATCATCTATGATTTTAATGAATCTTTTAAGATATATATTTTAGAAACAGGAGATAAAGGAAGACTTCCTTCAGGATTTGGAGAATTTGCGATTAATAAAAAGAAGAGAAAGAAAGTCACTGTTTATAACGGAAAAGAATATATAAATTTACCTGTTGACTGGAAAAAAAGTAAAGAAAAAGGAAAAAGGATTTATAATTTTAATTATCACACAGAAGGTTATTTTTTTGGATGGGTGTGGTTTAAAGAATCTACAAGACTAAAACATTCGTATCTCTGGTATTTTAAACCCACGAGAGTCACTTCAAGACTACTGTCTCATTATCTAAAGACAGATGAAAAATATCAACATATTTACAAATCATGGAAAATTTAAAGTAAATGTCTTATTATTATAAATATAATTTTATATCTCCAGAATCTGTTTATTCCACTGTTAAAGAGGAATTGAAGAGTTATTTTGATACAGGTGCTGTAGATGATCTTTTATTTCCTACATATCTAGACAAGTGTTTAAGAAAATTAGGAAGAACCACTTATGTGATAACTTCCCAGTTGTTATATATAGAGGATTTTGAAGCTAGACTTCCTGATAATTTTTACGCTGTTAGGGAGGCTTGGTTATGTACAGAAATTCCTGGCTATCCATATCAATCAGCTAATTCATTTTATTCTCAAGCTGCCTCTCAAACAACTATTCAAGTGAGTCCTGTTACACATGGTGGGGCTGGGTGTACAAATATTGATTGTAATAATCAAGATTGTACAGGAGAATGTATGCCTGAATTAATTCAAGCTGTATACAAAACAAATAACCAAGTGGCTGTTTCATACCACAAACAATATTTATTAAAACCAGGAAATATATCTGTTAAAGAACATTGTTCTCTAGATTGTAAAAATATTGGCGCTTCTGCAGCAGATTCTTTTGATATTAGGGATAACAAATTTGTTACCAATTTTAGGAACGGTGTTGTCTATCTTTTATTCTATGCAACAGAATATGATAATAACGGGAATCAAATGATTCCTGATAACTATCGTATATTAGAATATGTAGAAGCTTTTATTAAATATAAAGTGTTTGAAATGTTATCTAATCAGATAACCGATGAAACCTTCCAACAAATACAAAGTAAACTTATGTATTATAAACAGCTATCTGAGGAAGCATTTATAATGGCAGATATTGAAATAAAGAAACAGACAGCTTATGATAAACAAAGAAGAATAAAACAAGACTTGAACAGGTTCAATATGTATGAGTTACCTAATAGGGTGACTAGATATGGCTGGAGAAGAAATGGGTAAAAATCTAAACAGAAAAGTTTAATAAATGGCTGAGAATAATCAATCTAACACTGGTAACATAAGAGAAGAGTACAATTTAGCAAGAATTGGCCTTGATATGGATAGTTCTACTAACCAGATTGCAAAGGGCAAGCTTTCTTATGCTCTTAATGCTGTAGTGGAGAATTTTGATAGCGATAGCGTTAATTATCAAAATGAACCAGGAAATGAACTGTGTTTAGATTTTCCTTTAGACTATCATCTTATTGGAACTCATTTTATTCCAGAGAAAAATAAACATATATTTTTTTTAGTTAATCCTTCTACAGGACTTTCTGAAATAGGATATATGAATAACAATGATTGTATCTATCATACACTAGTTTCAGCAAATTGTTTAAATTTTAATATTGACAATCCTATACATAAAGTGGTACATAAAATAACTAATTGTACTACAGAAATATATTGGACTGATGGTTTAAATCCAAGAAGATATTTAGATATTGAAAACATCCCATACATTCTATCATATCCAATAGCATTAGGAGGAAATATAGATTTATGTGGAATAACAGAAACAAAACAATTAGATTGTAATAAATTAAATGTCCAGCCAAATTTTGATATTCCAAAGTTAGAAGTGGTGGATATTAATACAGGAGGAGAATTACAGGCTGGAACATATCAATTTGCAATACAATATTGTGATGCTAATGGTAATCCATATACATCATACTATTCTATAACCAATCCCACTCCTATTTTTGATCCTGCAAAAACAACATTAAACTTCAACTACACTGTAGGAAGATCTATTGTTGTTAATGTATCTAATCTAGATATATCTGGATTATTTGAATATTTTAACATAGCTGTTATTAAAACAGTGAATGCCATTTCTTCTGTAGAACTAATAGGAACTTATTTTATTAATAATGTAAGTAGACAAATTGTTTACACTGGGCAAAATGTAACACAAATTAGACTTACAATCAATGATATTTTTGAAAAGTTTCCTTATTATGATGTAGCAGAAGATTTAACCACTGTACAAGATATTCTAGTGTGGGACGGTCTTACGTCAATAGACAGAATCAATTATCAAAAAATTGCCAATCAAATAGATCTTAAATGGCAGTCTTACAGAATTCCTAACACTGAAACATACGCTGATGAGTTAAATGCTACAAATTATAGGGGATATTTAAGAGATGAGGTGTATGCATTTGAGATTGTATTTTTACTAAAAAATGGCAGACAGACAGATGGTTTTCATATTCCAGGAAGAGTGCTTACATACAATGAAACTTCAGAGCCTTTAGTACCTACAACCAACCCTGATTTTGTTGGTGATCCTGAATTTGAATCAGGAGGTGTGGGATATACATCATATTGGAAGGTGTATAATACAGCTTCTGTCATTGGGTTTGCTCCTGAATATTCAGCTGCTACAGATAAAACAACATATAAAGGCCCATATCAGTATGGAGAGTTTGCTTATTGGGAATCAACAGAGAAATATCCATGTAACACTGATTTATGGGGAGAGCTTGCAAATCAACCAATCAGACATCATAAGTTTCCCGATGTCTTAGTTAGTCCTATATTTGAAAGTCCTGTGTATGCACTAGGACCAGGATTTTCTCCTGTAATGCAGAATGATGCAATATTTCCTATAGGAGTGAGAATAGATATTCAACAGGTGTCTCAATTAATATATACATCTGATTTAACAAAGGAACAGAAAGAGAGTATTGTAGCTTTTAAAATTGTTAGAGGAGATAGGAGTACAAATAAATCTATAGTTTCTAAAGGAATATTAAGAAATGTAGGCAAATATAATAGAGAGGGTACAGACTATTATTATCCAAACTATCCATATAACGATCTTAGAAAAGATCCTTTTATACTTTCAAAGAGTAATGCCTACAAAGATGAGTGTAAAGTGTATACAGGTACACCTAGTGTAAGTGGTACATATCAATACACAGATTGTTACACAAATGCAACAGTGGTAGCTAATATGACTGCTGGTACATCTATCACTATTACATCTTTATCAACACCAATTGCAATAACAGGAACAGTCACTTTTACAGTGTCTACACAGCCTTTATCTGATTTTTATAAAACACCAGAATTAGAAGGCTTTTCTTCTAATGAGACTAAATACAGACATGTATTTAATTCTCCAGAAACTTTATTTGGCCAGCCTTATTTAGGAAATGTTCTTAAGCTAGAAAATGTAATTCTTGGAGGTGGTAAAGCTCATTTTGTAGAAGTGAAGAATCATGCTCTTTACAAACTTTTAACAAAAGAAGCACAAGAGGATGCGCTAAAATCTAGCACAGATATAGCTTCTATCACTGGCACTTTAGATCCTACAGTTTTATTTACAGCTTATCAGGCTTACCTACAAATATATATTAACGGCATCACTAGAAAAAACTACACTTATTCATTCAACTCTATAGCTAGTTATGATTATAGTGCAGATATAGTGAACAATATTGGTGTAAAACAAAGACCTTTAGCACTAGCTCAGTATATATTTGAAGGATTTCAAGCTGTAGGAGAGACAAATGGTATTAATATTAATAACTATAATAGAGAATCTTCTGTATATTTAAAAACCATAGAATCAAGAAATGGTGTTACAGTGAGTCCTCTACCTTTTCCAGATAAAACTCCTTCTATTGCTCCTACAGGAGTGAGCCTTTTTACAGATGATTCTAGATTCGTAGCTTCTGATGATAACAAATGTGCTGTTCCTAATGAGCAGAGACATATAAATGTTATTTCTTATTATGCTTCAATGAAAAATATATTTGTTAACCAATGGGGACAAATATATTCTTATGACACTATTGATACAGGATTTCAGAGCAATATTCAAGTAGATAATATTCTTAATGGTCAACCATCAATAGCTACAGTGTTTGGTGGAGACACATTTATTGGAAAGTTTGCATTTAAAACAAAACTTCCTTTTTTTATTGATAATAGAGTGGGGGCTCCCGATGATTCAGATATATTTTATGATGAAATAGGAAATATAGCCTATCCTAAATATTGGTATTCTTCTAGGTCAATTCTTAGTGACTATCCTGTTCCTGGAGGAACAACAATGAAGAATATTATATCTGTTAAAGCACGTAATTTTGATTGTCCAAATAGTCAACTTCCTGCTCCAGATCCTGGACCTCCAGTGGTTGTAAATCCTAATAGAACTTTCTATGATGGAAAAATGTATTTATTTGCTTACGGTATTCCTTATTTTTATGTGGAATCTTCTATTAACGTAGATCTTAGACAAGCATTTAATAATCAAGAAGGAGATTTTTATCCACATGTAAGTACAGGTATTCCTGATAACTGGTTACAAGAATCAGTGGTTCCTATTGCACAGGACAATACATATTATTATAATGTAACATATTCAAAGCAAAACAAAGAAAATTTATTTACACATCTTCCTAATAATTGGGAAACTAAAGCATGTTTTACAACATTCCCTTTCAGAGCAATATATTCTGATCAACAAGAGAGTTTTACAAACTCTGGTGTAAATAACTGGTTAAACTATAGTGCAACTTCTTATTTTGATTTTCCACAAAACTTTGGAAAACTAATATCACTAGATGGTATACAAAACAAAGCTGTATTAGCTAGATTTGAAAACAAATCTTTGCTTTATAATACAATGCTTACAGTGCAAACAAGTAATCCTCAGGCAGCTTATTTAGGTAATGACACATTATTCAAATCAGCTCCTCCAATTGATTTTGCTGAAACAGATCTTGGATATGTAGGAAGTCAAAACAAATTTTTATTAAAAATTCCTCAAGGACAAATCACTGTTGATGCTAAAAGAGGTCAGGTGTTTTTAATTGCTGGTAATCAAGCAACAGATCTTTCTGCTTTTGGTCTTGGAATGAATAAATTTTTCACAGACCATTTAGCTTTTGAAATATTAAGATATTTCCCAACCGTAAATACAGATAATCACTTTAATGGAATAGGGTTACATGGAGTGTATGATAGTAAATTTGATAGAGTGATTATATCAAAACTTGATTATATACCACTTTCTAATGATGTTAAATATGATGAAGAAACAAAGGATTTTTATGTAGAAAGGGTGGTGAATGGTGTTACGTTTAAAGATGTAGTAGATTTATCAGACACAGATTATTTCTGCAACAAATCTTGGACACTTTCCTTCAACATGAACACTAAGAGCTGGATAAGTTTTCATAGTTATATTCCTAATTTTTATATAGCAGAAAACAATTTCTTCTATTCAGGAATAAATGGAGGATGTGATCTTGAAGCTCTTGCTTTTGAAGAACTTCCCCCAACTACCACAACAACCACTACAGAACCTATTCCTATTGATTTTTCCTTTGTTTACACTTGTATATGTGTAGGAAATGGTTGTGGAAGAATCTCAGTGGGTCCTACAGGAGTTTATCCAGAGGGATATATCACTGGAGGTAGTGGAGAATATGATATAAATCCATTTCCTTACCCTAGTGCAGCTGAGGCACTAACAGGAGAATTTAGTTTAAATGTCACTCATTTACAAAATGATGAGGTGGATAATGGCACTTGGTATATTGCTGTTAGAGATCACAACAATCCTTCTAACATAACAGTGAAGTCTATAACAATTAATTGTAACAACTATCCTATAGTGTTAGGCCCTGCTGCTGAAACATCAGGAGAAGCCTGTTCTTTATATCCAGTGGGCCCAACAACAACATATTGGACCACTACATCTGGTACCACTGTAGATTTAACAATATTCTACACTGATCCAGCCTGCACTATTCCTTTCAATGGAGGTACATTATATTATAGCGACGGTACAAATTATTATTTAATTGGACCAGAAGGACTATTATATAATTTCTTTACATGCCCTGTTCTTCCTGCTGTTTATAATTTAACTTTAAGATTAACTGCTTATGAAACAGTTTCTCCTTCTAAGGTTAAGCCTTTTTATAAGGTAAATTCTGGATCTTGGCAGCCTTTTATCTCAAATCCAGAAGCTGTAGTTAGTGTGCAAGCTGGAGGAAGTGGTATGTACGCTTTAAACGCTTTTGGTATTTATGCCTCCCCTGGAGATTTAGTATCAGTTATGTTTAAAGACTTAGCAGGAAATGAGATAGAATTTGGAGAAGGAGTGAACAACTTCTTCAACAAAACAGACCAAACAAGATATATGGGTTATTGTGGAACTTTAGATCCATTTAGTTTCACAGCCACTAGTATACCTCCTGGATATGCTTATGAAGTGTATTTTAATATCAATGCTGTTTCTAATAATTATGTTCCTTGTACCCCTCCTACAATAACAAATATGTATATTGGAGGACCTTTTACTACCTATAATAGTGTGTCAAAAGACAATTTAATAGCTCTTAATAACGACGCAACTATTTATTATGGATTTAATAGTGAAACTTTTTCTGACTCTTTTTCAGCAGAAAGTGATATAATTAGAAGTATAATAATCCAACCAGATAAAAAAATATTAGTAGGAGGATATTTTAAAAAATATGATGGGGCGACACAATATTTTATTATTAGATTAAATACTGATGGAACTAAAGATAATACTTTTGATACTACTTCATCTATTGGATTAGCAAATGGTCCATTATATAGTATGGGTTTACAATCTAATAATAAAATAATAGTATCTTGTGGACGTAATATATTTAGATTAAATACTGATGGAACAATAGACAGTAGCTTTGCTTCCGTTTATTTTAATACATATTCTGAATCTATAACTATTCAACCAGATGATAAAATAGTATGTTGTGGAAATTTTTCATATCTTAATGGTATTAATATAAGTAATGATATAACAAGATTATTATCTGACGGAAGTTTAGATACTAGTTTTACTTTACCTCTATTTGGAGGATTTTATGCTAGCCAATCTATACTTAAAATAGCACTTCAATCTGACGGAAAAATTATATGTGGGGGAACTTTTACAACTTTTAATATTTCAAGTAAAAATAGAATAGCTAGATTATTGAGTAATGGAAATATTGATAATACTTTTGTTATAGGCGCAGGATTTAATGATACAGTTTTAACTGTAACTGTTCAGGCAGATCAAAAAATATTAGTTGGTGGTTGGTTTACAAGCTATAATGGTACTAGTTGTCCTAGACTGATTAGATTATTATCTACAGGAACTATTGATTCATCCTTTAATATTTCAAGTGGATTTGATGGACCAGTAAGATCAATAGTCATTCAGCCCGATAATAAAATATTAATAGGAGGTGCTTTTACTTCTTACAATGGATATACTTGTAATAATTTAGTTAGATTATTAGAGAATGGGGATATAGATTTAAGTTTTGATACTTCTATTGGATTTAATAATACTGTTTATGCAATAACACTTAATTCTTAAATAATACATATTTTAATGTCTAAAACAATACTTATAAAATTAACAAAGGCTGGTATTAGAACAGGTCCTTTTACAATCTCAGATAACTATGGGAATGTATTAGGAACTGATGTTTCTAAAGACACTCTTATTGCAGGACTTCCAGCAGTTGTTGATGATGCTGTCACTGTTATTATAATAAAATCCACAGGAAAATGCAAAGCAAAAATAAACATTCCTGTTAAGCAACTTTATTTAGATGAAGTGGCTAACATAAAATTTGTAAATACAAATACAGCTTCTTTATGGAGACATTTAACAAATACAATGATTTATAATATCTATTACGGAGATATACAACCTTATGTAATTGAATATCCATTTTCCTATCAGTTTCAGGATGAGATATTACAAAATGTTAAGGATTATACAAAGGTGTATCAATATCTTCCTATTCCAGACGGAGTATTTAACAACAATGCTAAAATAGAAACAAATAACGTTTATTTTAACAAAGCTGTTTTATATAACGGACAACAGAGTACAGGTCTTTTAGAACTAGTACCTAAACCAAAAAACAACTTAAAAGAATATTTAAAATATCCTTTATATAATGCAGAAAGTAAAACAATAACTTTTACTAAGTCTGACAACTTCTACCAATACAATACATTTTGGTCTTTAGTGAAGAATAAATCAATACCTTTGTTTTTAACAGGATGTGAGTCTTTATCAGTGGATAAAATAATTAACCAATCTAATATGGACTATTCTAAGAGAAGCTTTAAAAAATCACCTCTAATGGCCAAAGAACTTCGAGTGAGACACATTTTAGACAACAGAAGTGATGTTCATCTAATCAGCCAATTCATTGTTGCACCAGCTATGATCAGTTATAAATAAATAATATATGGAAGTTTGGAAAGATATTCCTGGATATGAAAACATTTACCAAGTTAGTAACTTAGGTAATATTAAACGTTTGTCTAGTAAAATATGGATAAATAAAAATAATGGGTATTATAGATATTATTCAGAAGAAATATTAACTCCCATTATTTCTAAATCGGGATATTATCATGTTAATTTGTATAATAATAAAAAATTACAGACATTTAGAATAAATAGACTAGTACTAATAGCATTTGACAGACTACCAAATGACAAAGAAGTGTCTATGCACTTAGATAATAATAAACTAAATAATAGTTTAAAAAATTTAAAATGGGGTACAGTTAAAGATAATGTACAACAAATGCATAGAGAAAAGAGAAATAATTGTGTGACTGGTTCAAAAAATCCAATGGCTAAAATAAATGAAGAAGAAGTTATAAAAATAAAACTTTTTCATAAATATAGTAATTTTAGTGTATCAGATATAGCTAAAGTTTTTAATAAAAAATATCATTTTGTTTATGAGATTGTAAATAATCTTAAATGGAAACATGTAATTGTATAAATAATGGCAAAGAAATCAATACAAACAAAACAAAGAAAATCTTTACCAAAAGCACAAAATGGTATAGAGGGAACAATGGCTGGATTAACAGACAAAGGTTTTAATTATAACAGTGCTTGGGGAGGACAGTTTCAAATGGGAGGGTCTCTCCCAGGAGCTACAGGGATGATGTATGCACGTACACAAAGCCCTGCTCCTAGTAATGGTCCTTATGCTAAGAAAACAAAAGCTAGTGCACAGAATGGCAAGGAAATGAAATTCTATCAAGAAGGTCTTGATTTCAAACCAAAAACTATAAGCAAGAAAGGCTCTAAAATAATAAAAGACCCAAGAGGACAATGGGCTCATCCAGGAAAAATAACAGAAATACCTTCCAATGAAATAACAATGCAAGGTGTAGACTATCCTGTTTTAGGGGTGAGTGATACAGGGCATACACAAATGATGTACCCAAACCAAAACTATGTATATGAAGGAAATTCTGTAACAGAATATCCAATGATGAATATGGAAACAGGAGGATCTATCCAAGACAGAGGGCAATTAAAAAAATTAGACCAATTAACAAACTTTACAAATTATAATGATATGGTTAAGGCTAAAACAGGTAAAAATATTAAGAAAGCCCAAGTGGGAATAAATACCCTCACTGGCATAGGAAGTTCTGTATTAGGAGCTTCTAAAGGAACAAAATATAATAATCAAACAAATCAAATAGGAAATATTCTTGGAGGTATAGGAAGTATAGCTACAGGAGGATCTAGTAATTTTGGTGGGATGGGAGGTAATCAACTTGGTAGCCAAGCATTAGATCTTTTTGGAGGAGAAGGAACAGCTTCTAAAATTATGAATGTTGGTCCTGCAGGAGCTTTAGGAAAAGGTGGTGCAGGATTTGCAAAAGGACTTGGTGCAGCAGGCCTTGGTATTCTTGATTCTGCAGGAGATATAATGAAGGGATTTGGCCAAATGAAACAACAAAAACAAAATATTAAAAAAGCTGATCAATATGCTCAAGTGACTGGTCTTACAGCACAAGCTGCTGAATCTCGTCCAGAGAAGGTGAAACGTAAATATGTTAGACCTGAAGATACCATTATACAACCAGAACAAATGGCTCCTAGTTATGGTGGGGGTAGTAATTTCTTAGCTGCGGAGTTTGGTGCACAAATTGGTGGTAACCAAACAGAGATACAAAACATGTACAATCCTGGCACTCTCTATGATGATCTTGGATATGAACCAATAAACAGCACTAATGTAAAACAATTTAAACAAGGAGGATATATTCCTACAGCAGAGTTTGGAGATTATTTTCAAAGTTCTGGCCAAGCTTCTGTAGGAAAAGGAGTGGGATCTGCAATAGGTTCTGCATTCTTTGGACCTGTAGGTGGAATGGTGGGAGGACTTTTAGGAGGTATTGCAGGCAATGCTTTAGGAGGAGCACAAGATGCTGAAAAACTTAGAGGATTTCAAAAACAAGCTGAAGAGAATACACTAAGAGCTGCATACCAACAAGCAGGCCAGAATATCCAAAATCAATATTCTTCTTTTATGGAAGATGGAGGATATGTATCAAATGATTGGCAACCACAAGTTTTAGCTAAATTTGGTGAATATAATGTAGAAGATCTTTTCTCTCCAGATAAAACAATGAATACATTGCGTTCTGGAGGACATATTAGACAAAATTATACATTCCCTCAAGACCAATTTCAATTAGGAGGTGAATTACAAACTCATTGGGGAGGATATGCAGAACCTATTTCTCAAAATCCATACCTCCCTGGGACAGGAGAAACTGTAATGTTTAGAGGACAATCACATGAAGAAACAAATGGAAAAGGACAATCTGGTATAGGAGTAACATATGGTGATAATCCTGTAGAAGTGGAAAGAGGTGAACCAGCTATTAAAATGGAAGATGGTGGTGAACAAAGCATGGTGGTATATGGAAATATGCAAATCCCTAAATATGGTGTAGAAGCTTTACAAGATCCAAAAGCTAAAGGGAAGAAGTTTAAGAATTACATTAATGATATTTCCAAAACAGAGGCTAAACAAAACAAAATTATAGATAAGTCTACAGAAAGAGTGAATAATTTAGATGTTTACACTCCTTTTGATGGATTAGAAATGAATGCTTTACAAGCAAATTTAATTGGTGCAGATATGAAATTAAAAAATATAGCTCAGAAAAAACAAACAGCAGCTCAAGTGCAAAATGCAATTCTTGATACAGCAGAAGAATTTGGACTAGAATCTGATGCTCTTGCTAAAGGACAGATTAAAAAAGCTAAGTTTGGAGCTAAATTAGAAACAGCTCAAAACGGTAAAAAATATAAAAGTAGATATGATATTCAACCTTGGGCAGGTAATTTATTTGGACCTTTAGGTAAAAAAACAGCATCATCTTTTTCAGCAGAAGAGTGGGATGATATTGCTGATAAATTAGGATTTAGAGGAAAAGGTAATAAACAATTTGAAGAATTTCTACTTAGAAATGAAGAAGCTGCTCCTTTAATTAAAGCTAGACATCAAGAGCTTTATCAAAAAGATCCTTGGATTGACCCAAAACATTTTGGTTATGGATGGGCTGCAGGAGATTTAAAAAATCTTAAACGTAAAGATGCAGAAACAATTATACCTGGAAGAGAAAAACCAACAATGGGTGGGTTTAATTTAAGTGGTAAACCAATAGATTTTAAACCAGCACCAAAACAACCTGGTCCTGACAAAGGAAAATTTGATTGGAAAGGATTGACGCAATCAGCAATATCTAATTTAAATCCTTTATTTAGACCAACAAATCAGGAACCATTAGATCCCTCTCAATTGATGGCAGAGCAATATGCTTTAGCAACAAACCAATTAGAACCTGTACAAGCACAATTGTACAAACCAATGTTAGAACAACCATTTGATATTTCTCTACAAGATCAATTAAATGCTAACCAAGCAGATTTTAATGCAATTCAAAGAACAGTGGGAAATAACCCAGCTGCTTTAGCTGCTTTAGCTGCTCAAAAATACGGTGCTAATGCTGGTGTATTAGGTAATCAATTTAGAATGAATCAGGCTGAAAGAGCAGGTGTTTATAATAGAAATAGGCAAACATTAAATGACGCTCAATTAAAGAATCTTGCTTTATTAGACCAACAATACACTAGACAAGCTCAAGCAAAAACAAACACAAAACAACAAGCCCAAGCAGCTCTTAGTTCTATTTCTGACAAAATGGCTAAAAACAGATTGGAAAACAAAACATTAGGGATATATGAAAATCTATACAATTATAGATTTGGACCTAAAGGACAAGCTGTTAATTACAATGATCCTGCACAGTTTAATCTAGAAGGAAATCCTTTTGGTAGAACAAATCCAAATCAAGCTCCTGAAGGATATGAGTATGAAACAGTTTTAAAGAAGAGAAAAGAGGAAAAATCTAGAAATGGATCTATTGTAAAAGCTATCAAAAACCTATAATTAATTCGATTATACCAGATTAATAAAAACTGTTATATCTTTTGGTATATAAAATATTTTAAATTACTTTTGTTAATTCATATAATATGCCAGATTTCAACGGAACAGTTTACCTTACTACTAACAATATAAATGGAAAAATTTATGTTGGACAGACAATTGCGGATAAAAAAGGTTATATTGGCAGTGGTATAGCTATTGTAAAAGCTATTAAAAAATATGGAAAACATAATTTTACTAAAAATATTTTAATATCTAATATTGATTGTATTAAAAGTTTAAACTATTGGGAAGAGTTTTATATTAAACTTTTTTGTTCTATGAACTATAAAATAGGGTATAATATTAGACCTGGTGGAAATACATCTAGATTTAAACATACATCAACAACTATTAATAAAATAAAAAAGAGAAGTAATCAAGAAGATAACAAATTAAGAATCAGGCAGATACAAAAATTAGCTTCAAAAAGTTTAATAGGTACTCACAAATCCAAAGAAGAAAAATTACAAATGTTAAATACAAAGTTTGGTTTTTCTGGAGTAATAGAAATTTATACAAAGAATGGAGAATTAAAACATATTTGTAATTTTTCTAAAGAGGCTTCTAAATTAACTGGAGTCAAAGCATCTGGAATTAGAAATAATTTATCAGGATTATCTAAATCTGCAGGAGAATATATTTTTAAATACAAAGAAATTTAAAATGGGATCATTTACTGATACACAGATACAACCATTTAACCCCTATGTGCAACAACTTCCTGTTGATGCTATGGTTAAAGTGGGCATGGCTAAACAGCAACAATATGACCAAGGAGTGCAAAAAATCCAGGGATATATTGATAATATTGCTGGTATGGATGTTTCTAGGGATGTAGACAAAGCTCATTTAAAATCTAAATTAGATGAACTTGGGGGAAAATTAAGAACCGTAGCTTCAGGTGATTTTTCCAATCAACAGTTAGTGAATTCTGTAGGAGGTATGGCTACACAAATTGTTAAAGATCCATTTGTTCAAGCAGCTGTATATTCAACAGCAAGAATTAGAGAGCAAGAAAAAATAAAAAAACAACTAGAAAAAGAAGGTAAAACAGATAAAAATAACGATGATTTTTATAATAACACATTAAATCAATATTATCAGTCTGGCCTGAAAGATGCTAATGGAAAACCTATTTCTTTTAATGGAGAATATATTCCATATGTAAATATTGTAAAAGAGATGAAGGATGCTCTTGTAAATGCAGGAGAAGATTCTTCAATAGCAGAGCAACTGTTTATAACAGATCCTGAAACTAAAAAACCAATGATGTTTTATAAAAAAGGTATAGATCCTACTACTAAAAAAGAGGTGAACATACCTATTGGTTATAAATATGCTGATGTTAAAACTATAGAAAAATTTACGTCTAATAAACCTGCTGTAGCTGCTGCTTTAGATAATGTACTTCAAAGAGGAGATGTTAAAAGACAATTACAGATTGATGGTTGGGCTAATTATAGAAATGTTCCTGTAGAAAGTCTTATAGAGCCTTTTAAAAAAACATTTGAAACTCAAAATTTAGATTTAACAGAAAAGGGTGTAGAAATAACTGCACAATTAGCTGGTACAAATTTAAGTAAAGAAGAAAAAGAAAAACTAACTAAAACTCTAGAGCAGATTAATTTAGCTAAAGCTAAAAATTCCCAAGACTTTGCAAGTTTATCAGAACAAGCTTTAAAAAATCCAGAGTCTTTTAAACAAAATTTATATGAAACTCAATTCAGAAAAAATTTATTAAGACAATTTACAAAAGAAAAATCTGAGGTGACAACAGGAGTTAATGAAGGTAAACAACAAGAGAATTGGGAAAAAACGTATAATTTTAATGTTCAAAAGGAAGCAACAAGAATAAATGAGGCAAATAGAAATTTTGGTTTAGAAACTAAAAAATATAGATTACGTGAGTTAGAAGTAATGAGTGGTCTTATTGCAGATCCAAATTCTCCTACAGGATATAGACCTAGAACAGAAGAAGAAAAAAAAGCCAAAACTCCTTTATCTCCCACTGACCCAATATTTAATGTAAATGTTCCTGGGGAAAAACCAAATTCTATACAAATTGTAGAAGATAATATAACTTCCCTGGGCAACACTAAGCTTAGTTTAGCTATAGATATGTATAAAGATATACTTTCTATGTATCACAAAAGACCTGTTAGTCCAGAAGAAACAATGGCCACTATTAAAAAAGGTGCAGATCTTACAGGAGAAACTGAGGAAGCATGGGTTACAAGACAAATAAAAAAACTAGATAAAAATCATACAGCTCTTGGTATAATTCCAACTCCTGTTTTGAATTCTAAACTTAATAAGTTTGCAGAAGCAGATGAACAACATTTGAATGCAATAGTAGAATATGAGACTGCTAAAAAAAGTGTTAAACAAGGAAAAAAGATAACAATTAATAATATTGAAGTAGATCCAGGGGATATTAAAGATTTAATTGAGTTTAATAAATTAAAAGAAAGTATAACTGTAGGTGCCTTAGCAAAAGCACCTATAAAAACAGCTAGATATGAGGAACTAACAAATAAATTAGAAAAAAAATATGGAAACTTAGTTGGAATGTTTGGTGGTAAAAATTATGATGTAGGTGTTATAACTGATTATGAAAAACAACTCTCAACAAAATTAGAACCATTAGTAGGAGTTACAGATAAAATTGCTGGTACTCTTAGTCCTGATATAAAAACCAAGTTTTTAAATTCAGCTAATTTATCAACATTAACATTAGGAAATAGAGCAGCAGGACCTTCTTCTCCTGGTGGAAAATATGATTCAGAGACATTTAACGCTTTGTTAAATCAAGAAGGTAGTACAATATCATGGTCAATTACAAAACCAAAAAATCAGTTTGAAGATTGGGCAGGAGGAGAAATTATAGTTAGAGGTAAAGATGGTACAACTATGAGTGTTGAGGCTACAAAAAAAGAAATTGAAAATTTATCAGAAAAAACATTTGGATCTTATGTAAATACTCCTATATTTGACCGTTTAAGTGTGTTTAAAACAGGGAGTACAAATCCTTCAAAAATATACACTGATCCAGATGCTTGGACTACTAGCTACTTCACTACAAAAAAAGCAAATCCAGAAGTGAGAAAATCTGGAATAGAGTATCATGCTGATGTTGTTCCTGTAGATAATGGATACAAGCTAGCCCATTACATCAAACTTCCTAATGAGAAAGACTTTTCTTTACATTGGGATAACCAAGTTTTTACTGGTTCAAGAGAAGAATTAGAACAAAGAGTGAATGCTGCTTTTTTTTATACAACCCCAGCAATGCTTAAAGCTAAAGCATTAGAAAAATAAATTTAATATATGCCAGAAAATTTATATGGAGAGCCTTTTATCCTAAAACCAGAAGCTCCTAAATTACCAGATGTTTTAGATTTGGGTAGAGAAGCTTATGCCGCTTCTGTAGATAATAGAGTGGCTACAATGGATGATTTATACGCTAATATAAATAAACAGGATTTTTTTAAAGGAACAATAAAAGCTGATACTAAAAGGCTTTCTGATGTTTCTGAAGATCTTTCTGGAAGATATTCTACTGTCGTATATGGAACAAATAATGAAGATGCTTGGGCTCAAAAACAAGGATTTTTTGATAAAGCTGCTAACGGTATATTAAAAGGAGCAACATTAGCTGCAACCACTTTTGTAGGTGGTATAGCAGGAACTCCTTATGGAATATTAAAAAGTCTTCAATCAGGAAAATTTTCTGATATATGGGACAATGAGGTGTTTAAAGGATTGAATGAGATAAACAATAGTGTAGAAGATGTTTTGCCAAACTTTTATACAGAAGCTGAAAAAAATGCAACATGGTATTCTCCCACTAATTTATTTACAGCCAACTTTTTATTTGATAAATTAATTAAAAATGCTGGATTTGCTGTAGGTGCTATATATTCTGGAAACTTATTTGCTAAAGGACTTGGATTAGCAGGAGAGGTTTTAGGAACTGCTTTTGGTGCTGCAGCAGATGCTACATCAAGTTGGAAAACATTTTCTAATATTAATAGATACACATCAAGACTTTTTTCTCAGGGAAAGAATGCAGAAGCGTATGAAGTGCTATCTAAAGGAATTAAATCAACAGCAGATGCTGCTGCAAGAGAGTCTGAGTTAGCAAATATAGCTTCTCAATATAATAAGATAAACAGTTTTCAAGACTTAAGTCAGAGAACTGCTATGTCTATCTATTCTTCTGGAGGAGAAGCTGCATTTGAAAGTATTAATGGTGCAAATGATTTTAGACAGAAACAGATACAAGAATATAAAGATAAATGGGGAATAGATCCTACAGGAGAAGATCTTGAAAAAATAGATCAGCTATCCAGGGAAGCAGGTACTGCTATTTTTGGTTTAAATATGGCTGTATTATCTGGAGTGGAATTTATGCAGTTACCCTATTTAATTGGTAGTACATATAAAGGAACCAGAGCAGCAGCAAATGCTTTTGTCAAAGCAGAAGGTGTTGCTTTTGATGAGGCTACTAGACAAGCTACAAAAGAAGGAGCAAAAACAGTTGTTGGTAAGGCTTTAGAAAAAGTGACTAATATTGGTAAATATGTTTTTGATCCTAAAGAAATGGCAGAAGAGATGTCTCAAAATGCTATTCAAGTGGGAGTTCAAGACTATTACAATAAAAAATATAAAGGACGAGAGGCAAAAGATTTTGCTGAAGCTTTTACAGATATAGCTTATTCTGGATATGAAGGAATCAAACAAACCTTAACAACAAAAGAAGGTCTTGAGTCTGGATTATTAGGAGGTATTTCTGGAGGACTTATGCAGGCTCGTGGTACTTACAGAGCAAGCAAAGCTAGAGAAGCTACTCAAAAATCTTTAATAGAATCATTACCAGCTAACACAGTTACAGAAGCTTTAAAAGAAAGAATTGATAGTTTTCAAAGAGGAGTGGTTCTTCAGGAAGAAGGTGAGGCACTTGCTATGACTGGTAATAAAGCAGGATTTTTAGATAACAAACACGATAAAGCATTTAACTATTTATACACCAGAATAAAACATGGTAGATATGATATGGTGGAAGAAGATATTAAAGATAAAAGATCTTTAGCTTCTACAGAGGATGGTTTTAAACAAATGGTGGCTAATGGTTTTGCTCCTGATAATATATCAAGAGAAGATTATTTAAAAAATTTAAATGAGTTTGAACAACAAGCTAAGAACACAAAACAAATAGCGGAGGCAACACAACTAGTTTATTCTGGAAGATTAAACGAGCAGGGCGGTAGAATGTTTCCAGATGCTGTGTTAGAAAAAATGTCTTATGCTGCTTCTAAGATTTCTGATTATGATTTAAGAATTCCTAAGGTGGCCAGTAATCTAATTAATTTAGGACTGGATGTAGATGGTATTATAGACAGTGAGCTTAATGATGATGCTTCTACAGCCCTTGTTAAAGGTATTTTAGAGATAGATAAAATTGCCAATCCTATAACTAAAGACTCTTTAAAACAAGATTTAAAAGATGTTGTAGATCTTGCTAAGAGAAGAAAACAGTTTATTAATGAGTATGAGGATATTAAAAATAATCCAGAGAAATATGCAGAAATAGAGGAAGAGGATGAAATTATTCCTAGTGCAGGGACTAAAAAAACTGTTAAAATTAAAACAAAAGATGGTGAAGAAGATATTGAGGTGGGGACAGAGTATTATTTAGGCAGTGTTGTTTCTTACAGTAAAGAAGGGAAAGAGGTGTATAACTTCCCTAAACTTACAATCCTCGGTGAAAATGAAGATGGTACAATAAAAATAAAAGGGTCTACAGGTATTATTAAAAATATATCTAAAGAAGAACTGGCTAGTTATAAATTGGGGAAGGTGAGTGATACTGAAAAAAATAAAAAAGCTAAGTTTTACATGGATAATATTAATACTGTATATGAACATTACGGTATTAAAGTGAATGGACAGCCTGCAAAAGGAAGACTTCAATATTCTCCTAAAGAAGGAATTTTATTGTTTGTATATAAAGATGCAAAAGGAAAAATACGTACAAGAGAAATTGTAGGACAAGACTTCAAAGCTAAAGAGGGTTATCAGCATGGAATGATAAAAGCTTTTGGCACTCTTACAGCTGTTCAACAAAAATCAGAAGAAGAGTTTGCTGCTGAAAGGGATGCAAGAATAGAAGCAAGAAGAGCTGGTAGACTTGAAATCCTCACTGATTTATTTGACAATCTTTCTGCTAAATTAGACAAAACTAATTCACTTATTGCTCAGAAAAAAGAGCAGATGAATAGGATTGTTGAAGAAATGAAAGTGCTAGAAGAAAAAATTAGCACTGGCACTATTACTAAGAAAAACAATTTCAAGTCTTCTACAAATAAAGCAATTAAAGCTGCTAATAGACTATCTAGAATGAAGGAAACCCTTCGTTTAGAAATAGAAGCATTAGAGGCTGAAAAAGATGAAATAGAGTTTAATCAGTCTTATGTAGCTGATATGGCTCAAAATATTGATGAGTTTCCTGAGGAAGGAAAAGATTTATTAGAAGATCTTAATGAACAAGCTTTAAATTTAAACCTATTACAAGAAAGTGTAGGAAAACAAATTAATACTTTGTCTAAATTAATGGACCAAGTGGATGGTGCATTAAAAACAGCTGTTGATTTTGCCCTAGATCTTATTAAAAAGTTTGAAGCAAAATATCCAAATCTTCCATATACACCATTAGGGCTTAGAGAATTTTTAAATAAAGATCTTTCTGCTAAAGGTGTTTATCCAGATTACCAATCTTATTTACAAGCAAATCCAAATTTATTAGCAGATCTTTCTGAATTTGAAAGAGATATTGCTGATATAGATGAGCTTGATGTTATTCCTAATGAAAGATCTCTGGAAGAACTTAGGAAAGAAATGGAAGGCTTACAAAATCAACTTAAAGAGGTTGAAAAAGAAATCAAAGCAAAAGAATTAATATTAAATACATTTGAGGAAGTAGCTAAAAAACATAAACAACAAAAAGAACAAGAGGCTAGACTGGCTAAAAATGAAGAGTTTAAACAGGCTATTTTAGGAACAATGGTGGCTGACCAACAAACTCTTCAATATGATGAAGCATATGAACCAGATGCTAAAAAAGATGACATCACTATTGTCACTAGTACAAAGGTGCCCTCAAAATCAGACAAACCTCATCATATAAGAGCTAATAAGTTTGGTAATAATTTTCCCAATCTTACTAATAAAGCAAATATCCGTGGTGTATTAATTACAACCAAAAATCAAGATAGTCTTATACCTGGATTAATAGACAGGCTATTTGGAGAAGGCACACCAGAACAAAAAGCAGGAGTGATAGCTCTTGTTATGGTTAATACAGATGGAGAACTTGTTGATGTTAATGGAGAAGTTATCCCCGAAGGAGTAGATAAATTAGATAATGCAATATATCAGGTGATGCCTGATGAGGGATTAGAATGGAGTGCTGAATATAGTAAAAGTGGTAAGCCATCTTCTATGTTTAGAAGTACCACTCCAGATAATGTTAAAAAGGCATTAATAGAGCAGTATAAAACATGGAGAGATGGTATATTATCAACTGTTGACCTTGTACAATATAGAATAGACGCTTCATTTGGTATTTTACAAAATGAAAAATATACAGATGATAAAGGAGTTGAACAGACTAACTACCGAGCTAAAAACTCTGTAGAAGAGGCTGGACTTGTTCCAAAAGGATTAGAAAACAATAATGTAATTGTTCTTCGTACTACAGAAGGTGCGGAAGAAAATGGTAGCGTTACATTTACTAATGCTAAAGGTAGACCATTATTAAAGACAGCAAATGGTCTTGTTAAACTAAACAATAGAAAGTTTAATGAGAAAGAAGCTTCTTTAATATATAATATGATTTTAAGACTTTCTAGAAATGTAGAAAAAGATGGTAACGCTAAATCAGCAGACTCTTTAGTTATACTAGACTGGCTTAAATCTGTTGTATATTGGGGAGTTCCTAAAGTGGTGGATGGTAATAGAAAGAATCCAGGGTACAACAGTGTATGGTTTGAGAGAGATACAAATGGAGTGTTAAAATTATTTTTATCTGGAAAAGGAGGAAGTATTCCTTTTGGTCCATTATCTATTGAGGAAAATCAAGATAATTTAATATCACTTATACAGGATATGTATAATAATGTTAATGCCACTATTATAAATAAATCTTGGAACGAACCTTATTCTGAAATTGTTGGTGTTAAAAAGGACGGATCTTTAGATATAAAAACATGGCCTAATTACCAATCCTATCTACTGTCTAATAAAGATGTAGAGGGTAATAAAAGAAATGCAGAGAATATTCCTCTTACAACAATAGCTCGTCCTTTAAAAAGTGAGGAAGATGTTAATAGAGAAGGGGTTTATTTTACAATCATTGATAATGCAGATAAGTTTGTTATTCCAAAAACAGTGACAACAACACCAAAGGTGCTAACCCCAACAGCCCCAGCAGCTCCTGTAGCTGCTAGATTTACAAATCCTGCTCCAAATAACATGGATAACCCACAATATCCAGATAAACCAGAATTTAATAAACTTCCTGGAAAATCTTTAGTACCAACTATGACTTACGCAGGTATAGGTTCTAGAGAAACTCCACAAGAAATTCTTGATCAAATGACAGCTATTGCTGCAGAACTTGAAGAAAAAGAAAACTATACATTAAATACTGGCGTTAGTTTTAAAAATAAACAAGAAGGTGCTGATAAAGCATTTTATGATGGTGTTAAACGTATGGTAAATTTATTTTCACCAGAAAAACAAGGTTCAAGAAATAAAGAACAAGCTATTGCTAAAGAGATACATCCTAATCCATCAGCTTTAACAGAAGGTGGTTTAAAATTAATGTCTAGAAATACTAATCAAGTATTTGGAGATAATCTTAATACACCAGTAGACTTTGTATTATTTTGGGCAGTAGAAACAGATACAAATAGACCAGAAGGTGGAACAGGACAAGCTGTACAAATGGCTAGAATGAAAGGTATTCCCACTATTAATATGGCTAATCCTGGTTGGAGAAAAGAATTAGATGCAGTTTTAGCTTCTTTAAAAGCTCCAGTAGCTCCTACACCAGCAGCTAAAATAGTTGTTGATGGATATACATTTGATGGAGAAGCAAAAAATAACATCACTCTTTTAGGTAAATATAATGTTAATTTTTCATATGATGCTGTAAAAGGAGTGTTTCAAGGAGAGTTGTCTGGAGATGGTATTGAGAAAGCAATAGCTGATCTTGGTGCATCAGAAGAACAAATTAAAGATGCTTTTGCAGGATCAATTGTAAAAACTTTAGCTCCACAGGTAGAAGAGTATAAAAAGAAAGTGGCTGAACAAACAGCCCCACAATCAACAGCTGCTGTATTTACTCCCACTACACCTTATGGTGTTCCAACAGGTGCTCCTATTACAACATCTACAGAATCTATTTCTGAAGGAATAACAGAATCAGATCTTGATAAAATAAGAAGACAAATGATGGAATCTTCTGATGAAGATGGTCCTGTGTTTAGAGAAAAGATTGCTAAAGAAATAGAAAGATTTGAGGGGGAGAATTGGCAGAAAGTGGAAAAGTGGTTAAAAGAAAACTTTCCAAATGTTCCTGTATATAGAGTGAAGAATGTAATACAAGCTACTAATGGTAGACAAGCTTGGGGTATGTTTCAAGACGGTGCTATATACATATATGAGAATGCGGAAGTGGGCACTGTTTACCACGAGGTGTTTGAAGCTGTATGGAAAATGTTTTCTGATGCTGAAGAGCAAGCTAATGTATTAACTGAGTTTAAAGCGAGAAAAGGTTCTTTTATAGACAGACCTACAGGAAAAGAAATTAAATATTCTGAAGCTACTAATCAAGAGGCTAAAGAACAATTAGCAGAAGAGTTTAGAGATTATGTAATGTATAAAAAAATTCCAGCTAAACCAGCTTCTGGAAGACCATTTATATTAAAACTATTTGCAGACCTTGTTAGTTTTATTAAGGAATTTTTTACAGGAAATAAGGCTGAAAGTAATATAGAAAAGTTATTCTCTAAAATAGGTAATGGATATTATAAACAATATTCTCCATATCAATCAGCACTTTCTTTTGCTAAAGAAGGAATAATTGATATAGAAGAAGCTATTGCAAATGCTGGAGCAGAGTTTAGTATAATTGGAATGAATGGTCAGGAGAGACATGATGTTATACAAAACATGACCTATCTCACTCTAAAGAATATTTTTAGAGACAATAAAAGTTTCTTCACTATTCCGAATATAAATAAAGAAGAATTATATATAAAATTAAAAGATCAAGTCCAAAAAGACATTCTTAAAACTGTTAGTTCTACACAAGCTTTAATTAAAAAAGGTACATTTACAGAAAAACAAGGAGCTCCTCATATAGAAAAAGCTCTTGCTTTGTGGAAGGCTGTAGAAGATAATTGGGATGAGTTTAAGTTTAAACATGAGGAATATTTAAGAGGATATTCAATAGAATTTGATGAAAGTGATAATGTAGTGTTAACAGATGAGAACAATTCTGGAAAATCAGATTATCAGGACGCTAGGAAAATTGACAATTTTAAGAAAGCTAATGCAGCTATAAAAATGTTATTATCCACTATTGCTAGAGTGGATAGAGATGGTAATATGGACCCTTCTACAGTGAATGGTGCTAAGTTAATTCCTACTAGTGAGGTGTTTATGAAAGTAATGAACCAAGTTCATAGTGCCAGAACTATAGAAGAAATGTTACAAGGACTTAAAGAATTAGGTTTAAAAGATAATAATTATAAAGCATTATATGAGAGACTTACTAAATCTGCTATAACTGTTAAAGGAATTGATTATTCCAATTTAACAGAACCACATGAGGCCCAATTACTTGCTTCATTTTGGAAAACATTTAAGAAAATGAATGCTGACGTAAAAGCAGTGTTTATTCTTTCTAATGATGATGTTGTAATAGGAGATGCAAATCTTTCTTCTGCAGCAAGACAATTAAGATCTGATTTTATTTCTCAAATAGTTGATGCAATAAAAACTAAGAAAAGTTCTTATTTTGTATATGATGATAAGACTAGAAGATTTAAAGGAGAGCCTAAATCTGTTCCTAAAACTCTTTTAAGTGCATCAGCAAGAATAGCGTTTTTAGAAAAATTAGGCATATCTTTTACAGAGGAAGAATTAAAATCTCTTAATAGTGACAAATTAAAAATATTTAACACGGCTGTAGATGGTATTAGAACAAGTATTGAGCAAGCTAAAGAAATAGTCACAATATCTGGCAAGGTGTTAGATATTGAGGGCCAGTTATTAAAACTAGCTACAATAAAAGCAATAATAACCACTCCAGAGTTTGACAGTACATATTTTAATATTAATGGAGAAAAAGTACAATCTTTCATAGGAACCAATCCTGGTAGCAATCTTTATGATGTGCTTTCTCAGATTAACAATCTAAATGATGTTCCAGCTCAATATCAATATTTATTGACAGATTCTTTTGTTAAGAATTCTGTTATATTAAACAAAATGTTTAATATAGAGACAGGAGAAAAACGAGAGGATATTGAAAACTATCTATCTATAGGATATGTAGATGGTACAATTAATGAACAGAGTGGTAAGAAAAAAGAGTCTTCTAAATTAACCTACAGAGAAAGATTAATACAAGAAATTAATTTAAATCTTAATGGGTATTACATGAATCTAGTTCCTGGAGATGCTTCTATGGAATGGATGGCATATATGGGTAATCATGTTTCTGTAAAGAGATTAAGAGCTACAGGAATGGAAGATGTTAATAAAATATTTAAAGGATATTTTATTTCAGAATTATTGTTAGCTAGAGATGTAAATAGAAACGTAAAAGAAACAAAAACTAGAAAAAGTACAGATCTTAGATTTTTTAAACCTATTCTAGGAGAGAAATTGCATAATGATATTGTAAAAGAAATTGGAACTCCAGAAGAAGTTTATAAAAAATATGAGTCAAAAATTAATACTGCGTTAAAAGAGTTTATAGAAAAAGATGTAAATCAATTTAAAGCTAATTTAGCATCTTATGGTATTATAAATAAAACAGAGCTAGGCTGGGAAGTGGAAGATTTAGCACTTTCAGAATCTGTTTTTGAGAATATTGATGATTTAAACAGAGAGTTGACAGCATTGAATGTCAACTTTATGATTAACAATATAGAACTTCATAAGTTATTATATTCAGATCCTTATCAATATAGTGATGAGTTAAAACGTATTAAAAACTTTTTATCTCCTAGACAACAGTTATTAGGATCGGATAATATAAATTCTCTACTTAATAATGTTTGGAATAAAGGATTTAAAAAGGGGGATTTAGGCTATACAGATTTTACTAAGAATTATTTTAAAACTACAACACTAGATGATATTGTAGGTGTGATAGATCTTCCTGGATATAAAGAATATGATGAAACGGATGGTAGTGGTATAATTTCTTCTAAGAGTTATAGAAACTTTAGAATTCGTTCTGGAGAATGGAATGAGAATGAAGAGCTTCAGTATAAATTTGATATTGAATTTGAAGAAGCTGCTAAATCAGGAGCTTCTAAAGAACAGTTACAAAAACTTCTTAAAAAGAATCCTGCTGTTAAAAGTGCTTATACACCAATAAAACCTATTGTATCTGGAAATAAAGATAATGGTAAAAATTATAATGATGTAATGCTAGACAAATTTGCATTATATCCATTATCATATAGAGTGATGTACGAGATAAATGCTTCTTCTAATGCATTAAAGCTTTATGATAAAATGCAGAAAGAGGGCATTGATTATGTAGTGTTTAAGAGTGCTAGAAAAGTGGGAGCTGAAAAAACTAATTCTGTATATAACAAGGATGGTAGTTTTAACACTAATGAGTTTGAAGGAGTGTTTAATGTTCCTTTTGACATAATGAGTGTTCAATCTGAAGTGCCTTCTAAAGACACTCCTTTGGTAACTAGAGGATCCCAGGTGACAAAACTCATCACTATGGATTATATGGAAGCAGGAGTTCCTGTAGACTTTGAAGAAACAAAAACATTTCCAGAAAGGTATAAAGCTTGGTATGCATTGGACGAAGAAGGTAGAAAAAAAGAATCTACTCTTTATAAAGAAATAAAAAACAATCAAAATCTTTTAGAAGCTATTGCTACAGAAGGATATAACTCTTTATTGAATAAACTGCATATAACAGAAACTGCTGATGGATATGTTATTGAACCAGAGAATATTGAAAAAGTTGCAGAGTTTTTAAGACAAGAGTTATTAAAAAGAGAAGTGAACGATAATATAAGTGAGGCTGTAAGAAACTATGCAAAAGGTTCTGTAATACTAGAAGCCACTCCTGCTTATCAACAAATAAGAAATATTTTATATTCCATAGCAGATAAAGAAGTGATTTCTCCTAAAATTTCTGGTGGATTAAAAGTACAAATTCCTGCTGCTTTATTAGAATCTACAAAAACAGAATTAAGAGAAATTAATGGAAAACTAGGATATACATCTGACACTCTTGGATTTTACTCTATAACAGAAGATGGTAAAAAAGTTAATGTATGTGAGATAATGGTGGGAAGATGGTTTAAGAGTGATATGTCAGATGAAGAGCTTTTGAAATATCTAAATGAAACTCCAGAAGGACAAAAAATTCTATCTGGACTTGCATACCGTATTCCTACACAAAAACAAAACTCTATTGATGTATTTAAAATCAAAAAATTCCTTCCTAAGGAATTTGGAGACTCTGTTATAATTCCTTCAGCATTGGTTCAGAAAGTGGGATCTGACTTTGATATAGATAAACTTTCTATATACTTTAAAAATGTGTTTAAAGATGTAGACGGTAAAATTAAGCTTGTTGAAAGTAAAGGGTCTAAGGAAGAAACAATGAAGTTTTATGGTGAGGTGTTTGATAAACTTTTATCTGTTAAAAAAGATCAAAAAGAAAAAGCTTTATTACAGGCTATTAAAGATGTAGATACAATTGACACTATTTTAAACACAGAAGATGAAACTGTAGAACAAAAATTACTTGCTAAGAATAAAAAATTGGATGATCTAATTGAAAAATTTGGTGATTTATTTGATGATGCTGCTGAATTTTTAATGGAAAAATCTTCTGAGCTAAGAGAAAAAATAAAAGAATTAAACAATGAACAACTTCAAAAAGAGTTTAAACAGTTTTACATAGAACAAAAATACAAACAGTCTTTAGAGAATGAATACATAGAGTCTTGTGAAAAACTTGTCTCTCATCCTAAAAATTTCAAAAGACTTATTTCTCCAAACTCTGCAGATCAGCTTAAAGGTCTTTCTAAAAAAATCTCTGAGAAGTTAGGAGTGGGATCCTTCAACTATGATTCTACAGGAAATATGTTAAACAGAGTGTTTATGTCAAGACTTAGACAAGCATTTGTTAATGGTAAATATGCTATTGGTATTGCTGCTGTAAGTCAAACTAATCACTCATTAAATCAGAGATCTCCTATTTACATAGATAAAAATAAATTAGCAATACAGGATGCTGCTGACAGAGAGTGGTTAGGTGATGCAGAAATTAACTTTGAACAGTATAACAGTATAGAAGTGGATGGAGAAAAAGTTCCTACACTTTCTATGATAGAAAATGCAGAAGGCCAAGATATATCAGATATAAATGGACAGTTTATTGATGGATATGTGGATATATCTAAAGGACCCTGGATTATGGAATTAGGAGCCACTCCTAATGTAGCTAGTACATGGTTGTTTTTAGCTAAGATAGGTGTACCAATCGACACTATTGCTTATTTCATGAACCAACCCATTGTGAGAGATTATTTAAAATCCATAGAAAGGTCTGGGTATTCTTGGTTATTTATTGGGGACATATTTGAAGATGTTATTTCTAAATATGATTCATCTATTACAAAGCCCACTAAAATACCTAGTAAGAGTAAATTATGGGATATGATTGGAGAAGGAGAAAATTTATCTCCAGAGCAGAAAGCAGATCAAAGATTTATTCTATCTGAGTTTGTTAAGTATGCTAAGATGGCTAATCAGCTATACTTAGTTACACAGGGTTCTAATTTTGATACAGCTTCTTTTAATGATCCATTTTTAGTATTTAAGAAAATGGAACAACTTAAAAAAGCAAAAACATCTATTATATCTTCTGTAGATGATATATTAGAAAATTCTTTCATAGGAAATTTAAGTGATTTATTGCTTAAATTAAGAAATGCTCTTTCTACAATACTTGTTTCTGACCAAACTAATGTTAGAGGAGTTATGGAAAAAGTTTTACTTCCGTATATAAATGAATCGGATAGGGATTTTGTTAAAATTTCTCAAAAGGCAGTGAATGATCTTTTTGATTGGGCAGTGCAGAATGATAGAGATCTTAATACAATGGTACAAAGAATTCTTTTAGAAGATAATAATGTGGCTAAACAAATGTCAGATTTTATTGTAGATGTTAAAAAATCTAGCAAACATCCTTTAAAAGATAATATTTTAATAAATAGTCTTGTTCCTGTATTTTCTCAAAAACTAGAAAACGGAACAAACAATTTAAAGATTGTTGGTAGAGATAATAAAGTGTATGATCAAAATCAAATTATTTATGCTTTTGAAGAACTTAAACAATACTTTAAAGGAATCAAAAGTCCTTTATATGGAAATTTAGTTAGACTTGCTGTTTTGCAATCTGGATTAAATAGGTCTCCAATATCATTTACATCTCTTATTCCTTATGAAGATTTTAAAGAAATCTACAATAAGACTTTATCAAAGCTTGAAACAATTCCAAATCTTAATGATTTTTATAAACTAGGAGTTTTCCAAAGGAATAATTGGAATGATGGGGATGTTGTTCCTAGTAGAAGACTAGTTAAAAAACAAGATCAATTTGGTAATTGGAGATATAAAAATTTTGACTTTTTTAGAAATTTATCTGGGTTTAATAAACCTATGGAAACTGGGGATATTCCTCAATTGATTAAGTTTAATACAAAATCTAAGGAAGCAGACTCTGACTATGTTGTGTTTACATGGGAAGTGGGAAATAAATATGAGAAAGAAGCTATGAGAAAGAAAGGTGATTATTCTTATATCAAAAAAGGACTTTTCAAAAAAATATATAATGGAGATATACCATTTACTAATGAATATACAATGAATAAAGATGGACAAAATATTGTTATTACTGAATATATTTATAAAATGGTTAATGCTTGGGGAGACTCTTTCAGGGCTGTAGAAATGTATGATGTAGCTAAAAAATCTAAGATAGATAATGGATTTTTAAAAGTGGAGCAAGAAAAAGAAGATGATGAAATTTTATCATATTTAGATGAAAATCCAGTACCTTTGCAGACAGAAATAACTTCTTCTATGTCTACACAACCTACTACTAAAAAAACAATATCCCTTAAAGATGGAAAAACATACTCATCTGAGCAACTAAACACAAAAATGCTTGTAGGTATGGGCTATACACTGGCTGAAGCAGGAACAATAATTAAAAATAATAAATGTTAAAATATGGCATGTCCTAATATAAATCTTGATTCTTGGAAATTATTAGTAGCAGCTAGAGGAGAAAATGTTGCTTATGCTTTGTGGGATCTTTATGATGGAAATGTTCCTGAAAGTGAGAGTAAAAGTTCTATTGTTAAATCTGGATTAAAATCTGTAGATGCTTTACAATCTGAAAAAGCTATTAAACTTTTTTCTTCCTTAGAAAAGAATAGAGTGAAAGGAGATGCTTTTTGGAACAAAGTACAATCCGACCTTAGTATTCCTAAGGACCAAATAGAACTTCTCAAATCATTTAACACAACAGATCGTAATGAGTTGATTACCAACATGTTAGCTAATTATAGTTATACTGTTGAGATTAACACTAGTACAAGCTCAAGAGTTTTAGAAGATACTCCAACAGCTACCACTGCTTATAGAAACTTTGAATACAAAGGAGAACAATTTACAAAAAGTGATGAGCTAGACTTTGATGGAGAGTATAAAGAAGTTTATAGAAGAGATGGTAAACAAATAAAAAGAACAGAGTTTATTGAATTTGCTAAAAAAGCAGAAAAAGAAAGAGCTGCCATACCTACTACTTATTATGCAAATCTATCTGTTCCAGGAGGAACTAATTATACAGAAAATGAAATAGCTACACCAGCTATTACTCCTTCTATCAAAGGACATGCTCAGTTTGCTACAGATCAAGGTATTGGTTGGTTTAGAAGTGATGAACAACTAACCAAAGATAAATTATCTAATGATATAATTATATCTAAGGATGGAGATGTTTATTTTACTACTTTTCAACGTGCAGGCTCTCGTAGAGTAGAAATAATAGAAGGTGTGTCTGAAGAAGATGTTAGAAAAAAATATATGTTTGAGACTAATGTAGCAGCTAATAAAAGTGTTATTGTTGGAGATACATCTAATTTAAAAACTCGTAGAATACTAGAAGTACAATCTGATCTTTTTCAGAAGGGTAGAGAAAATAAGTTTTTAGAAAAACCAGGAACAAAAAAAGCAGCACAAGAAGATTTAGAATCAGGGGATTTTTTACCAGATGTAGAGATTGGAGACACTATCGAAGATTATCAAACTGATTCAACAGGTAATCAATTCCTACAACTTCTAAACAAAGACAATAACTGGGTGACATTCTTTATTAAATCTATTATACAAAGTACTGCAAAACAAACAGTTACAGAAGTGCAACAAGAAGATATTGAAGCTAAAGTTAGAGAATTAGAAAAAAACGGATTATTAAAAATAAAGTGTGATTAAAACTTGTATAATACATTTAATTGTTGTATCTTTGTAGTATGGAAATAAAAGGAAAATATAATTATTCGGGTATTTATTGTTTGAAAAATACAATAGATAGTAAGTGTTATGTAGGTTCTGCACAGAAGTTAAATTATAGACTTTGGAATCATAAACATAAACTTATTAAAGGAACTCATGCTAATACTATATTACAAAATTTTGTAAATAAATATGGTGTTGATAGTATATACTTTGAAATTTTAGAACCTGTTGAAATTGGTAAACTTATAGAAAGAGAACAATATTATATTGATGCTTTAAAGCCTGAATTTAATATATTACCAAAAGCAGGTAGTAATGCAGGTACTATAATGAGTGAAGAACAAAAGATTAAAATATCTAAAAGTAGAAAAGGTATTTTACACACAGAAGAAGTTAAAAGAAGAATCTCTGAAACTATGACAGGAGTTCCTAAAACTAAAGAACATTCTGCTAAAGTAGGATTAAAACATAAAGGTAAAATAGTTTCACAAGAACAAAGAGATAAGATTTCCAAAGCTAATAAAGGTAATATAGCAACATCTAAGGTAACTTGGGAAGTAGTAGAGAAAATAAGAGAATTACATTCTCAAGGAATTAAAGATAAAGAACTTGCTATACAATTTAATCTAAGTAAAGTTCAAATAAATAATATTAGAAACAATAAATGTTGGATAAATAATGGCTTGTAAATATACATATAACGGACAAACTTATACTAAAGATGAATTTTATTCTTTAGTAGCCACTACAATGGTACAACCTAAAACTGTACCTAAGTATAATAAGATATTATTTCCTACTGGTGATACAGCTAGTAAAGTTGAAGGTCATACTACTTTAGAAGAGTTTAAAAAACAGAAAGAAGATAGAATTAAAGAACTTGAAAAAGAACAAGAACAATTACCTAAAGAAATTGCGGATTACACACCTGAAATAAATCAACTTAAACAAGAGCTTGAAAGAGTTGATAGAGAAGGATTTGGTGCTTTAAAACCTATCTATAATTTCTATGAGAATACTGTAAAGAATGTTCTTAACAAACAATATGGTAAAGAGAATGTAAAACTTATTACTGATGAATATGGTAATACATGGAATGAAATAGAAATTGTTCCAGAGAGAGAACAAAAACAAATTCTTTTACAAAAAGAAGGGATGCCTGCTTCTAGGGCTTCTGCTGAAACACTTACTAAAGTGAAAGAAGCTGTTAAAAAAATGGGCATTAGTATTCAACAGCTTTCTGACTATTTAAAAGGTAATAAAGATGTAACAACAAAAGGAATAAATGGACTTGCAGATCTTGTTAAAGGGGTGATTGCTGTAGCAGAAGGAAAAGAAGATGTTGCTCTTACAGAAGAAATGGTACACGTAGCAACAGCTATTTTAGAACAAATAGATCCAAGACTTGTTACAGAAATGATTTCTAAAATAGATAGATTTAAAATATATAAACAAGTTTTTGATCAATATAAAGATGTATACACACTCCCTAATGGAAAACCAGATATACGTAAAATAAAAAAAGAAGCTGTAGATAAGCTTTTAGTGGAAGTGATTGTTAATAAAGCAGGGGCTACAGAGGCCTATCCTGAATTAATGGAAGAAGCCACTCAATCATTATTTAGAAACTTCTGGAATAAAATATTAGATCTTATAAGAGGTGTATACAGAAAATCCAACATATCTATATTTGAAGAAGTGGGAGCTAAAGTGATTGAAGGTGAGGTGGGAGGAACTATTTCTGATATTTCTGAAGGAGGAATATTTTATCAACTATCTGATGCACAAAAGAAAGTGCAAGAAAAAATACAGGAAACAAGAAATTCTATTAATAAAGTGGTTAGTGATGAAAAGTCTGATGAAGTGTTAGCAGACTCAGATGAGTCTACTAATTGGTACGAAATATCTCTTCCTGATGGTACAAAACAAAAAATAACCAAAAGGGTAACAGATTTTGTTAAAGAGTGGTATAAAAAAAGATTTAAAGATAAAAAATTCACTCCAGAAGAAAAGGCTTTTAATGAGATGAAAAGAAAATATGGAGTGGAGGGGCATGCTGATTTTGAGGAAATACATAATAGATATTATAATAAAGATGGTACAAAAAAGACCACTCCTGATCCAAGACCTGTAAAATTCAATCTTCCTTCTGAAGAGATGTATAATATGTTGGAAAACTATTATGTGAGTCTTTTACAAACATTAGATAAAGATGCATTAGTTTTTTCGGAGGTGATTGTTTACAATCCTAAAGATAAAAGAGCTGGTACAATAGATTTTCTAGCTGTTGATCCCTCAGGAAAAGGACATATTCTTGATTGGAAGTTTATGCAAATAAATGGAGAAGATGTTGCATGGTTTAAACAAGGGGCCTTTGATATTCAACTTGGTACGTATAAAAATATTCTTAAAGACTTTTATGGAGTAAAAGAATTTGGAATGAATAGAGCTATCCCAATAGCTATGGATTTTGGGTATAAAGAAAAAGGTAATAAGAGTTCTGGACTTGAATTAAAAGGAATAGCTATAGGTTCTGTAGATAAAACTAAAATACAAGATCTCAGACTTGTGCCTGTTTCTGAACAAACAGAATCTACAGGATATGAAGATCTTGATAATATTATTAAAAAACTAAATTCCATGCTTAAACAAATAGGCAAGGAAGAAGTGACAGATGATGATGAGCGTTTATTTAAAATAGAGCGTTTAAACACTATTAGAAAAGCTGTTCGTCTTTTACAGGGACAAAATAATATTGCTTCTTTAATTGATGTTGTGGGAATTATGAGAGAAGAAGGTGACCAGCTATTAAATGATTATAACACTATTTATAAAAATAGACCTGCTGCTTCTGATGATTCAACAAATAAAGAACTTTCAGATTTTGCAGAAAAAATGAGAGTGCATTTAAGAATTATTGATGTTTTTGAAAATATAGGAAGAGACATAGGCCATCTTGTGTATACAAAGGATATGCTGGAAAATGCTAAGACAGAAGAAGAAAGAGAAGATGTAGCAAAAAGAAAAGATATACATGACCAATTAATGGAGCAGTCTAATGCTATTTACAGATCAAAAGAACAATTAACAAAAGCTGCTCAGGATTTTGCGGACAAACATGTAGGACAAAGAAATCTTGTATTCGGTCTTCTATCGCCAGAAGCTGTTGTTAAAGGGTTTTCTTCTAATTTTAGAGGTATATCAGAACTTCCTTCTAGAGCTTTACAATTATTGTACAAAGTGGTGAGAGGTGCTCAAGGAGAAGCTTCTAAAGCTGCTTTAGAAAGAGTGCAAAAACTAATGGATATTAGGAAGAAATTAGCAGAACAAGGCGGAGATCTTAGAACAATAGTACAACAGATATACCAAAAGGATGATAAAGGAGGTATTGTTAATAAACTTATTCATAGATATAGCAGAAAATTCCATGAAGAAGTGGATGCAAAAGCTAAAGAAGGTGGAGATAAACAATGGCTTTTAGACAATATTGATATAGAGGAGTATAAAAAAGAAGCTAATAAACGTCTTGAAGATCAAATTAAAAAAATAGAAAGACAGATATACACAAGTGATAAAAATGAGAATGAGGCTATAAGAGCTAAAAATATTAAAGAAGCTCAGGAAATGTGGGATATTGATGACAAAAATTTTAATGGCTGGAATAACTACATCATTAAAAGGCATCCTCTTCCAAAATGGTATTCAGAAGAATACAAAAATATTCTTAAAAATCCAACCCTTTTAGAGCTTTATAATTTCATAGGTAGTATAAATGAAGAAGCTAAAGAGGCTGGATACATCACTAATAAAGTGATGAAAACATTCCTACCATTTGTTAGAAAAGGAGCTGCAGAAGAATTAGCTTGGGATCATAGTATTTCTCCATTAAAGAATTTTTCAGACAGTCTTAAAATACAAACAGATGATGTAGGATTTGGAAGTTTTAATGAACTTACAGGAGAATTAGAAAATTCTATTCCTAAATATTATACATATGATTTTACTAGGAAAGATGGTGTAAACGATTATTCTGATGTAAGCGAAGATCTTTTTAAAAATATGATTTTATATATACAGCAAATGGAGAAGTATAAATATCTATCTGCTGTGGAAGGTCAATTACAATTAGTAAAAACTGTAGAAGAATTTAAAAGTCATTTAGTTACAGATAGAACATCAAACATTGTTAAACAGAATGGTAAAATAGTAGAAAAACCGGGAAATGAAGAGAATACTAAAATGTATGACGACTTTTTAAGGGTGTTGTTATATGGACAAAAGTATGTTCTTTCTGATACGGACACTCCTTTAAATATAGACAAGGTGTTAAACTTTGTAAAAAAAGGAGTAAACACTGCCACAGGCAAAGAAATATTTAAAATAGATGAAAATCCTTCTGCTACATCCTTAGTAAAAACTATGGACGCAGCAAATAGAGCATTCCAATTAAAAGCTTTAGGATTTGAATTTATATCTGGAGCTGTAAATATGTTTGGAGGTAATATTCAGGTGGCTACACAGGCTGGAGGATATTTTAAAGCAAGGGATTTTCTTAAAAATCAAGCTAAATTGGCCATTCAAAAGTTTGATAATGAGGAAGATAAAGAAATATTTGTACAATTAGTTAATACATTTATGCCTTTAAAAGATGATCCAGCTACAGACATATATAAATATGAGGCAGGAATGAGTGCTCTCACTAGAAAAAACCTTGGAGATATATTAATGGTTTTTATGAGAAAACCAGAACAACTTATTGAAAAGTCTATTTTTGTCACTCTACTAGAGAATACAATGGTGGAAAATGGTAGAATTGTTAGTATTAATGAATATGTAAAAAATAAATATAAGAATAGATATAAATCTTCCACAGAGTATAAGCAGTCAAAAGATGCTATTGAGAAAGAAGTGGAAGAACTTAAGAAAACAAAGTCTATAGCTGTAACTAAAAAACTTGTAAATGGTAAATTAGAAATACCTGGATTAGATCTTTCAAATCAAAAAGAGTTACAAAGACTTACAGAACTCACTAGAAGAATATCTAGAAATGCAACAGGAGGTATGTCAGACGGAGATATTAATAGAATGTCTATGTCTGTTTGGACAAATAGTATGATGTTGTTTAAAAACTGGATACCAAAACTTGCTGACACACGTTTCTCAGAATTTAGAAAGGTGAGTGATGACTTTTCTGTGACAGTGGATGAAGACGGTGTTAAAGGAGAGAAATATGATATAGGAAGAATTAGACTTTTAGCTTATGTTTTAGGAACATCTATTCGTGATAAATCAGCAAATATTACGAATTTAATTCAAATGAATGACAAGGGAATTGCTTTAATAGATAAAATATATGAGGACTTTGCTGAAAAATACGAGAAAAGGACAGGTGAAACTCTTAACATGACTAAAGAAGACTTTGCTGACATGATTAGAACTAACTTAAGAAATGAGATTAAAGAATTAGCTATTCTTGGGTCTCTACTTGGTGTAATGATTTCTTTAGGATTTATGGTTCCTGATGATGATGAGGATAAAGCAACTAAAAATTTCTTTAGATATTCTCAAAGAGTAGTGGATAAATTTGTTGGTGAGCTTTCTTTCTTCTATAACCCTGTTAATTTTGAGAGTCTTTTAAGTGGAAGTATGTTCCCAGCTATAGGCCTTATAACAGATTATACTAGATTTATTAATCATTTTGTTAGAGAAGTGACAGGATTTGATATTACAGATCCAACACTATCTGCTGAAGAGGTGAGAAAAAAAGCTATGCCTATTAAATATGCTGCTAAAGCTCTTCCTATTACAAAATCTGTATTAACATATGGAGCTATTTTAAATAATGAATTTGCTAAAGAATTTGATGTAACTATACAAAAAGAAAGCAGTATGAAATAATACTGCTTTTGCTATATTATATCTAAATATTTTATGTAATGTATTGATAATAAAGAGAAAAAGGTATCTTTGCACCTTAATCTCGCCTTAATATATTTAATTATGAACGTTACTTGTTCTGCTGAAATGTGTCCAGTGATACTATCTAGCTCCTGCGTATTTTACGAAGGGCCTAATTTAATATACACTGTCATAAACACAAATGATAGCCTTGAAACTGCTTTACAAAAAATAGATGCTAAATTTGGGGATATAACAGCAGGCTATGCTTTTAATAACGGTATTTATCAACTTTCTCCAGGGAACATAGTTCAATTGGGTGGGTCTTTATTACATGACACCACTATTGGTGGTAATTACACTTTAACCTTCCAAGGATTTTTGGAGGCTTCAAAATTTATCACTACAGGAGGAAGTTCCACTGATTTTGTGAAAGGAGATGGATCTTTAGATAGCACCACTTATCAACCTGCTGGAAATTATATCACAGATCTTTATGGGGATGGAACTGCTTCTGGTCCAGGTAATAGTCAATTTACATTGGCCACTGTTAATACAAATCCAGGAACTTATGGATCCACTACAACAGTGCCTGTAGTAACAGTGAATAGTAAAGGACTTGTAACTAGTGTTACATCTCAAGTTATAGCCTTACCGTCAGCTTCTTTAAGTTTTGTAGGTGATGTAACAGGATCTGGATCTACAGGATCTCCTGTAACACTTACATTAAAGACAGTGAATACAAATGTTTATGGTAGTAACACTTTCTTAAAATTTGCTGTAAATGGTAAAGGATTAGTTACATCAGCCACTTCTGTGGTTTATGGAGATATAACTTCTGCACTAGGATTTGTACCTGTTCCAGAAAGTAGAACTCTCACTATTAATGGTGTTACATACGATCTCTCAGCTAACAGAAGTTGGTCAATTGTAGCAGGAGTTTCTAGTGTAGTGGCATCAGCTCCTCTATCTGCAAATAATGTAGGAGGCACTGTAACGATTTCCATTCCAAAAGCTGATATTTCTACAGATGGATATTTATCTTTCTCAGATTGGAACACTTTTAATAACAAACTTTCCACAATATCAGGTATTGCAGCAGGTGGTGAGCTTAGTGGTACATACCCAAATCCTTCTTTAGTAAATTCTGCTGTTATAAATAAAGTGTTAACAGGATTAAATTTAACAGGTGGAGGAACAATAGTTGCAACTGATAGTATATTACAAGCTTTTGGTAAGGTGCAAAACCAAATATCTGCTTTAGCAGGTGGTGTTTCTTATCAAGGAGTTTGGAATGCTTCTACAAATACCCCTACATTAACATCAAGTGTAGGAACAAAAGGATATTATTATGTTGTAAATGTAGCAGGAAGTACTAACTTAAATGGTATTACAGATTGGAAGGTAGGTGATTGGGCTATATTTAATGGTTCTACATGGGATAAAGTGGATAATACAGACGCAGTGAGTTCTGTAAATGGATTTACAGGAGCAGTTTCTCTAACTACAAGTAATATACCAGAAGGAACTAATCTTTATTATACAGATGCAAGAGCAAGAAATTCTATAACATTAACCACATCTGGTGATTGGGGAGCAGCAACTTATAATAATTTTTTTGGAATACTTAATATACCTAATTATTCTTTATCTGGATTAGGAGGTGTTCCTACATCAAGGACATTAACTATTAATGGTATATCTTATGATTTGAGTGCTGATAGAACTTGGACAATATCCACTTCTACATCCCCTTTAACAACAAAAGGAGATATATATACATTTAGTACGGTGGATGCAAGGCTTCCAGTGGGTACTGATGGTCAAATTATTGTAGCTGATAGCACAACACCAACAGGACTTAAATGGGTTCCAAATACAGCAGCTTCTATTATAAGTACAACAGCATCTGGAACTGATACATATACAGCCACTGTTACTGGAATTGTTGCATATACAGATGGAGAAAGTATATTGGTTAGATTTACTAACGGAAATACAACCACTTCAACATTAAATATAAATGGATTAGGAGCTAAATTATTATATAGAAATAATGATGGGCAATTAATAGGAGGTGATATTCTTGATGGTGGAGAAATGTTGTGTGTTTATAATTCAAGTTTAAATGGA